CTGCGCCGACGGCCACCGCTCTCGTGACCGAAGACGATCAAGACGATCTGCCGGAGGATTTGGCTCCGGCGGTGCCCAGGCCACAGGCGCCGGAAGCAACGGAGTAGGAGGAGGGGACGATGAGCGATCCACTGCGGGTGCTACGGACCGAGGATTTCAGTGGTGGGGGCGGGCTCCCGCGTCTGCGCGGGGTGCTCAATCAGCTGCGTGGGATCAAGCTGGTACGGGTTGCCAGTGGCGCCGGCATCACGGCGCGCGTGCTCGGGACACTGACGCTGTCCGATGGGGTCAGCAACACCTTGCGGGTCGATGCCCGGCTCGGCGGGCAGCACGGGAACAACATCCGCGTGACGCGCCTGCGCACGACTGCGGCCAACGGCAATCCCGTCTTCGATTTGACGGTGCACTATCCCAACGATGCGACGATCGTCGAGCGGTTCCTGGGCGTGTCGATGTTGAACACCCATGCCCGCTACGTCGTCAACGTCGTCAACACCGGACTCTTCGGCGATCCCGCCAGCGAGTACATCCGCGTGGCGGATCTGGCCAGTGTCAATGCCGAGGATCGTCCCGTGAACGGCGGCCCGACGGTGCTTGCCAGTGGGGCGGGCGAGGCCGCGACGAGCGCGGCGGGTGTGGTGCGTGGGGATGCGATCCTGGGGATCTGGAACCACACGGGAGGCACGTTAATCGATCCGGTGGATTTCAACGCAGTGGGGACCGATCTCGTCGTGTCGACAGCGGGCGTCGCCGCGACTCAGACGTTGCTGCTGCTCGTCGCGCCGAAGTGAGAAAGGGCACGTGCAGGTCCAACTGCAAGCCAATGCGCTCGTCACCCTCGAAGCCTTCAAGGACTGGTTCGATCTGGGCGAAGAGGAGACGACCCGCGACGATACGTTGCGGCTGCTGATCAACAGCGCGAGCGACGAGATCGAGCGGTATTGCCGGCGGACGATCAAGCGCGGCGCGGTCGTCAACGAGGCACATGATGGCGGCAGTCGCGCGATCTATCTGCGCCGGCCACCGATCGATCTCGCGCAGGCGATCACAGTGTCGATCTACGACGGCGTCTTCACGACGGCACTCGGCTCGGACTCGTTCGTCGTCAATGCCGAGACTGGGCTGCTCGTGTTGCGGTCGGTCGTCGGGCTCCCGGCAATCTATCGGCCACGCTACGGGGATGAAGGGGCGTTCCCCGAGGGGGACATGAACGTACTCGCGAGCTACACCGGCGGCTACACGACGGTGCCGTCGAGTGTGCAACTGGCCTGCAACATCGCGGTGGCGGGTGGGTACTACGAGACGCGTCGCGATCCAAACGTCGCCACGGAATCGGCTGGGAGCAGCTCGAAGACGGTGGCGGCCGTCGCGATCTTGCCGCCGCGGTCGCGGGCGATCCTCTCCTCCTACGTACAGCCAACCGTGCGCCGGGCGACCGGCGGCGCGGCGGCGATGGGGTTCTGAAATGCACCAGGAAACGCTCCATGCGGCCACCGATGAGAACGCTTTCGAGGGCGCGTGGTTCCCAATCGCTCGCTGGCTGCACAAGACGATCCAAGTGGCCAACCTCGCCGGTGCCGGGACGGTGCAGATCGAAGTATCGAGCGACAGCGTGAAACCAGCAGTCGGTGCCGACGGGTTCGTCTTCGCAACCGTGACGGCCGCAAACGTGCTGGAGCCGGTGGTCGTGAACAACTGCTATGCCTGGATGCGGGTCGAAAAAACGGTGGGGGGGGCCGGGACCGGCCAGACCCGTGCGACGCTGACGGCCCCTGACTGGGAGGGCCGCGTCTAGCGATGTTCACCGTGGCCGTCATCGTGCCGAGTCAACAGATGGCGCGGCTGGATCGCCGGCTGGCACAGCTGCCCGACCAGCTGAAGCGGGTGGGTCGCCGGACGTTGGAGCAGCAAGGAGCGCTGGCGCTGCGGCACTTGATCCGCACCCATCTCTCGGCGCCGCACCCGACGCGCACAGCGGTTTCGCGGCGGACAGGGGCCCTGATCCGCTCCTATCGCTACCGGGTGCGCCAGCGGGACCAGGCGCTAGAGCTGGCCTTCATTCAGCTCCGCAGCGTGCGGGGGCGGCTGGGGGCACGGCCGGCGGTCTACGGGCCGGTGCTGGAGCGTGGCGCGATCATCCGGGCCAAACATGGCGGCAACCTGACCATCCCACTGCATCCGCGGGCCGAGGCACGCCGGGCACGGACGGTAGTGGGGCTGTTCCCGATTACCTCACGACGGGGCAACCACCTGCTCGTCATGCGGCGCGGGGCGGGCATCGAGCCGTGGTACTTGCTGCGGAAGTCGGTCCGCATTCCCGGCCGGCACATGGTGCGGTCGACCGTGCGGTGGGCCCGGCCGCGTGCCGTGACGGCGCTCCGCGGTGCCTACCGCCGGACGCTCATGGTGCGCCGTGGCTAGCCCGAGTCGCGCCACGCCGGTCTCGCTGTCGCTTCGGGCGCAGGTCGAGACGACGCTTCGGAAGATCACACGCGCTAACGGCTACAACCACGATTTCACGCCGGCCTCGTTCCATGACCAGGCGTTCGATGCGTTCCAGTCGAAGGTGCTGCCGGCGTGTGGGGTGATCATCGGGCCCGAGCTGGCAGACCCCGAGGCGACGGTCACGGCGAAGTCCGGACGTATCCTTACGGTGCAGATCGATTGGTGGCTGAACAAGAAGGGGTTTCCATCGCTCCTCGAAGCGAACGAACGGATGGCAGCCGACCTCGTCGTCGCGATGCTCGCCGACGTGAAGCGTGGCGGGCTCGCCTGGGACACGCGGCTGCAAGACATCGTGCGGGTCGAGGCCGAGACCGGGGTGATCGAGCGCGGCGGCAGTGCCTTCTTCGATGTGCATTTCCGCTATGCAGTCGGCGCGCCGACGGTGATTGCGGCATGACGGCGGCGCAGGCACTCGCGCCCACCGCTGACGCTATCCGGGTCGCGTGGGCAGCCTCCACCGCCGAGACCGGCAACGGCATGGGCTACACGCGCATGAGTCGGGCGCTGCAAGCCGCGTTTGTCGAGGCCGGCGGCGTGATCGATCAGGACGCCGAGCTGGCGTTGCACGTCACCTACGCGCCGCATTTCCAGCCGATCCCGGGCCGACGCAACGCTCTGATGACAATGTGGGAATCGGAGCCCGTGCCGGCGCCATTTGTCGCGGCCCTCCAGCGGGCCGATGCGATTATCGCGCCCTCGCGCTGGGTCGCCGACGTGATGCGCCGCGCGGCGCAAGTCCCCTGCGTCTGGATCGTGCCGCTCGGGATCGATCCGAAGCTCTGGCTGCGCGTGGTCCGCCACCCGCCGCAGAAGCGGCCATTCCGCTGGCTCTGGGTCGGCGCGCACAATCATCGGAAAGGGTGGCTGCACGTCACCGAAGCGTGGAAGCTCGGTTTCCTCGGGCGGACCGACTGCGAGCTGTACTTGAAGACGACGGAGATCGATCCCGAGTACGTCGCCGCGTTGGCGGCAGGGTACTCAATCCCCGCGGGCTCGGTGCGCCGCCAGAACAACGTGGTGCTGGACACGCGGAAGGTATCCGACGCCGAGCTGTTCCAGCTGTACGCGCAGGCCGATGGCTTCGTCTTGCCACACATGGGCGAGGGATACGGCTGCACCCTCAGCGAGGCGATGGCCACGGCGCTGCCGTGTGTGTCGATCTTGACAACCGGCGTGACGCAGTTTGCCGATGCGTCGGTGTGTCGTCCCGTGACGTGGCACTACGAAGACGTGCAGGTCTGTCCCGTTGCTGGCGACGCGATCGTCACCGTGCGGACGTGTTCGGCGGACATTCCCGACCTAGTTGCACAGATGGCCTGGGTCATGGCACATCCCATCAAGGCGCGTGAGCTGGGGCTCCGCGCGTCCAAGCGCGTCCACGGCCAGCACACGTGGGGCGAGGCAGGGCGGCGGTTACTGCGGGCGGTCGGCGAGATCACGAGCGGATGAGGGGTAGGGCAAGGAGGAGAAGATCATGCTGACCCGGAACAAGATTCTGCTGGCCAAGACTGAGGTGACGGAAGGGGTCGATTCCGTCCCGACCGCGGCGACGGATTCGATCTTGGTGATCGAACCCGAAGTCTCGCCCAACTCCGACGTGCTGGCGCGGCAGGTGGTCGACGCGAGCTTCTCGCCGTTCGGCAACGTGGTGACCGTCCGCGAGCAAAGCTTCACGTTCGGGACGGAGATGCGTCCGATCGGCGCCATCCCCACTGCGGCGGCGCCGCTCCGGGAGAATCCCCTCTTCGTGGCGTGCGGCATGTCGCCGAGCTACGCTGCCAGCTCGTGCGTTTACCGGCCTCGCACTACCTGGCCGGCGAACAACTCCGTGACGCTCTACGCGTTCATCGACGGCTTGCTGCACGTGGGCATCGGTTGCCGCGGCAATATGTCCCTCGCCGCCGAGGTGGGACAGTACGGCCGCTACAGTTGGACGATACGCGGCACCTTCGCGCCGCTCACGTTCCCCACGCCCGGGGCCGGCGATGGCATCCGGGACGCCGCGTTCCCGACGCCGACCTATCAGGCATTCGCCATCGATCCCTACCCGGTGCTCGGCACCGCACTCAGCGTGCTGGGCTACACCGGCTGTGCGGCGGCCATCAGCATCGACCTCCAGAACGACATTCAACGGCGGGTCTGCATGCAGAACGCCAACGGCGTGGCCAGCTTCATCATCGCCGGGCGCAACCCCACGGGCGACGTCGACCCGGAAGCCGTCATCCGCGCCACGTTCGACATGTGGGGCCGGTGGGCGAACGGCACCAAGGGTATGGTCAGTTTCTCGATCGGGACGACGATTGCCGCAGCCGGCAACGGCCGCATCCTCGTCGAGGCCCCCGCGTCGCAGATCGGCCAGATGGTCTACCGCGATCGCAACGGCATCCTCGTCTTCGGCATCCCGTTCGGCCTGAACCGACTCGCGTCTGCGGGCGATGATGAGTTGGCCATTACGTATTCATAAACGATTCCCAATGGTTACGCTCACCTGCAAAGTCCGTAGTTCATCATTCCTGGTGAAGCCTTGCGAGGTGAAGCGGGCACGATTCACCGGAACGTAACTGTAGGCGCCGAGCACGCTGAATAGACCGGGCGGTGGACGCAAGGGCCACCGACCCGCAGGAGGGCATGAGGATGCGAGGAACGAATATCGAGCGCGTGCGCGAGTACGTGCTCAAGGAGGAGCGCGACTCCTCTACCGACGAGCGGACCACGTTCCTGTATCGGTATCTCGACGCCGAGACGATGTGGGACATGCAGGACGAGCTGATGCAGTACAGCGTCCCGCGCGGTGCTGGGGCCGATGACGACAGCGACGTGAAGACGAGCGTGTTCCATGGCCGCAACGAGCGGAAGGCGCTCCTCAAGGGGCTCGTTGGCTACCGGAACGTCTACGACGAAGACGGCGTGCGGTTGCCAGACGTCGAGAACGCCGACCAGACGCAGAAGAAGCTAGTGCTCTCGATGATGACGGCGACGCAGCGGACGGAGTTGTCCAGCGTGATTCTGCGCAGCGCGAAGCTGACGGAGAAGCAGAAGGGGGAATCACCTTCGCAGCCTGGGCTCTTGTCAATCGCCGAGCCAGCTGCGGACGCCCCGCGACCTGCGATTGCCGCAGCCTGACGGGCGGGTCGTTCTACACCTATGACGAGCCGCAGCCAGACGGGTCGATCAAGCGCCAGCGGCTCGATGGCTGCCCGCTCGATCGCATCACCCCGTTCGCAAACAAGGTGTTCCTGCTGCATTCGCACTTCGAGAATGGCGTCTTGCTGGACGAAGGAGGGCTAGGGGCACAGCGGTACTGGTACCTGGAGGCGATGACGGTGGCGGGGGGTGCGTTGCATGAGGCACAGGAGCGACGGCCCAAGCCGAAGCCGAAGTCGTAGATGGACGAGACAATCCAGGTCATCCTCGAACTGAAAGCGCGCGGGCTCGACGAGATCCGTCGGGTCCGCGCGACGATCGGCGAGGTCTTCCGGTCCTTGCCGGCGACGGCCGATGCGGCAGTGCGCCGCGCGGCGCAAGCGATCCGGCAATTCGGGGCCGTAGGCGTAGCCTCCATGGCGGCGCTGGCGACGCAGGCCCGCGCGACTGGCACGCATCTCGCGACGCTACTTGGAGGGACCGGCGCGCTCGGCGTCGGCCTGGGTGCGTTGGCAGGCCATGCACGCAATGCGACGACCGTCGTGACCTCCTTCGCGGGGCGGATGGTCGCGGCGGGTGGGTCGATGCTCGCGTTCGTCGCCAAGTCGACGATCTTCAGCGTCATCTTCGCGCGGATCGTCGGCGTATTGGGTGGGGCACGCGCGGCCGTTGCCGGGTGGGGCACCGCTGTAGGCGCCACCGCCGCGCCGACGGCGGCCGCCGCCGCCAGTGTCGGCACGTTCGCCCGTGGCCTGTCCGTCGTCAGCCCACTCCTCGGCGTATTCGCCGCACGCGCCGGTGTTGCGTTCGGCCTCTTGAAGCCGCTGGCCCTTGGGTTGGGCATCATGGTCGGGGCCGTCGGGCTGCTGATCCCCGCGTACATCGGTGCGGTCCGTGCCTCGATTGCGTTCAACCAGTCCCTCGCGGATCTGTCCGCGATCACGGGGGCGACCGGAGACGATCTCGAAGTGCTCCGGCATGAGGCGATCCGGCTCAGCGAGACGACGACGCAGAGTGCGACCGACGTCGCTCGCGCCTTCACGTTGATCGCCTCGAAGAAGCCGGAGCTGCTGGAGAGTAGTGCGGCGCTGGCCGATGTCACGGCGAAGGCGATCACGCTTGCAGAAGCGGCAGGACTCGATGTGCCCGCCGCAGCGACCGCGCTGACGTCGGCGCTCAACCAGTTCCAGGCGCCCGCGTCGGAAGCGGGGCGGTTCATCAACGTCATGGCGGCCGGGGCAAAGTTCGCGGCGGCCGAGATCCCCGAGTTGACACAGGCACTCGTGAAGTCCGGGACAGAGGCCAGCGGGGCGGGTCTTTCTTTTGAAGAGTTGAATGCGACGATTCAGGCGCTGGCCGGCTTTGGGACGCCGATCTCGAAGATCGGCACGAGTTTACGCAATCTCTTCCTGATTGTCGCCAAGGAAGGGCACGGCGCTACGCTGAGTAGCCAAGGGCTTGCCGCGGCACTCGAAGAGATGGGCATCGGCGTGAACAGTGGGGCACTAGCGGCCAAGCGATTCGGGACGGAAAACGCGACAGTGGCTGTGCAGGTAGTGCGAGCGAAAGGCGCCATCAAGACATTGCTGACCCAGCTCACCGGCACCAATGTCGCCTACGAGCAGGCGGCTATTCGCACCGACACCCTCGCGGGCGACATCACGCGGCTCGGTAACGCCTGGGACGCACTCAAGCTAAAGATCGGCTCGACCAACGAGGGCCTGGTCCGCACGGCCATTCAGGGATTCGAGAAGCTGGTCAAGCTGGCGGGTGATCTAGGCATCGCGCTCGGCTTGATTGGTGAGGCTCCCATCGAGGCGGCTAAAACGACGCTACTCCGACTTGGCGACGAGTTGAGACAGCTGCGACGTGAGGCGGCCGACGTCGCAAGCGGTGCGGCGGCTGGGGCCTTCACGGACTTTGCGCGAGAGATCGAAGCGAAAGAGCAAGTGCTCCGGGAGGCGAGTGAACGGTTGCGGCAGCTCATCCGTCCTGGACCTCCTGGCATCACGCCGCCTCAACCACCGGTGGTTGAGGAGCTAGCAGGGGAGGGGGAGGAATCGAAGATCAAGGCCTTGGCCGAAGCTGTTGAGGACCTGACACGTCGGCAGGAGGCGGCCCAGGCAGTCATCGCTGGCTATGGACAAGGGCTGAGCGAGGCGGCGATCAACGCGCTGAAGCTCGATGCCGAGGTCGTCAAGTTGACGGCCGATCTCACCGCCAAGGCCCAGGCGGCCGGCGCGTCGACTGTCGGGCTCGAAGCGATGGCGCGGGCAACGCTGGTGGCCGAGGACGCCGAGAAGCGGCTCGCCGACGCCCGGAAGTTCCAGCGCGATACGATTGGCGAGACGACACGCGAAATCGCGTTGCTCAATAGTGGCCTCGACGAGAATGCCCTAGCCATCATCCGGGCCGGGGATGCGGCGGCGAAGGGGGCACCGACCCCGGAGCTGGCGACGCAAGCCCGTGCCTATGCCGAAGAATTGGAGCGGTTGCGGCAGCAGCAGCAAGCGACGGCGGAGAGTTCGCTGGATCTCGGCGAGACACTCCGCGAGAGCGTCGGGCAGGTGTTCGACTCGCTGGTCAGCGGCACGCGCAAGATCGGCGACACCCTACAAGGGCTCGGCCTGGCGCTGGGCAAGCGCGTGTTCGACACGTTCATCAAGTCAAAACTCAAGGACTTCGACGCGAAGATCAACGTCAACATCACCCGCGACGTGCCGAAGATGTTCGAGCGCGGCGGCACGGCTATCGTCGCCGCGAATGCGAAAACGATGGGGACGGTGGCGCAGGACGCGACCACGGCGTTTGACACTGTGGGAACCGCCTCGACAGACGCCACGCAGGTGATCGCCGATTCGGCGACGCAGGTGCAAGGGTCGTGGGGCGGGTTCTTCGGGTTCTTGTTGCAACTCGCGCAGTCGGTGATCGGGCAAGTAGTCGGGCTGTTCCAGGGGCTTGCCAGCGTGATCGGGCAGCTGCTCGGCTCGTTCTCCGGCGGCGGCATCCTGGGCGCGGTGGGGTCGGTGTTTGGGGCGATCGGGAGTTTGTTCGGTGGCAGCAGTGCTGCCGGGCTGAGCAGCTCCAGCAGTACCGGGGTTGGGAGCATCATCGGCGGGTTCGTCAGCGCGGCCAAGGTGTTCGGTGGGGAGCTGTTCGCCAGCGTGGCGGAAGTGTTCAAGCCGTTGACCGATGGCCTGAAGATGATCGGAACGAGCATCACCAACTCGCTCGGGAGCGGCGTGAAGACGCTCATTTCGACGGTGCGAGAAGTAGTGGGTGTCCTGGGCGGGCTGGCGAGCGTCGTTGGGGGCATCGTCGCTGCGGTGCAAGGGCAGGGAGCCCTGAACAAGGGGATCGGCGCGTTGGGCGCGCTGAGTGGCCTTCAGACGGTCGGCAGCTTTTTCTTCGGGGCGACCGACATCGGGATCGCCATCGCGGGCGCGTTGGCGCAGACGGGCAACCCCTTCCTCATCTCGCTGGCCAATGCGGTCGGGGCGGGGATTCAGGGACCGGGCGTGCTCGACGCGATCCGGGTCGCCGTGCAGACCGGCGCGGAAGTCGGCACGGCGGCCGGAGCGGAAGCGGGTGCCGAGGCCGCCGCCGCCGCCGCGCCAGCCGGCGCGAGTATTGTGAGCCTCATCGCGAACGTTGTTGCAGTCGCCGGCTTGGTCTACTCCGTTGCGACGGCCGCGCATCAGCTCGCGAAGAGCCACGCGGCGCTGACAGAACAAACGCGTGGGGATAGCTCCGCCGATGTGTTGACGGGGATTCAGGCGGCTATTCTCGCCGGCTTCATCGCGGGCGGGGCGCTGATCGGCTCCATCGTCCCCATCGTCGGCACCGTGGTCGGCGCGGCCATTGGCGCGGCAGTCGCCACGGCGGTGAACGCGGCACTCACGAAGGGGGTGAGTAAAGGCATCAGCGAGGCCACCAAGGGTGGAGTGCGCCACGGACTGGTTCAGGCGGAAGTGGAGGATGCCATTATCGAAAACGTGCAAGGGAATCTCCTCCTGAACATTCTCAGTGGCGGCATGAACATCAAGATCGCGGAGGTGTTGGGGCCGCTGGTGACTCCAGACATCGAGCGTCTGCTCGATAAGTTCTTCGTCGAGTTCGTGCAGAAAACTACCGGGCAGCGGCTGAATCGGAACCAAAACGATTTCTTTGGGCAGGGCGTTGGCCCCGCGGGGCGCCCGTTCCTGGATCAGTTCCGTCGTCCTCCTAAGAATGTCGCACAGGTCAATGGGACGCCGTTTGGCGGTGCCGCCGGGGAATCGTTTCAGGATGCCCGGGACATAGCGGCACTGATCGCGGGCATCGTCGGTGCGGGCTCCCGCAACGAGGAGCGCGTGCGGCGCTTCTTCCACATCTTCGCGAATGGGATGGCGACGGCGCGGAAGTCGGCCGAAGAGGTACGCAAGATCATCGACAAGATCGTCGTCAAGGGGGTCGGGAGTTTGGCTGGGGGACTCCGACTCGTCAATGTGCTGTTCGCCGTCACGGCAAAGCAACTCGCATCGGCGCAGGAGCGTGGGGGGGCGCATGCCGAGCGGGCGGCACGGCATATTGCGCAGGCCAAGAGGATCGGGGCGTTGGTGACGCGCGCCTTCCAGCCGTTCGTCCCCACGGTCGATCTCCAAGAGATTGTCGATCGCAACACGAAGGCTGGTGGGGGAATAAACGTCGAGGACGTGCGACGCGATCTGCGGATCGAAGTGCTCCAAGACGCCATCGCAGGCGATCTGGAGATTACGAAGAAGCTCGGGCGGAAGCTCGGGGACGTCTTCTTGCTGACGATCAAGAAGATCAGCCGGGACCTCCCCGCCGCCATCGATCTCCTCGGGCTCGCCTTGGCGATTGCCACGCGCGACCTCAAGCACTCGGGCCGGGTACTCCGTGAGTCCCTGCGGGTGCAGCAGGCGTTGTTCCAGCGTGGGTTGCCGCAACTATCCACGGAGCAGGCGGCCGACATCGGGGAGGCCGTGAAAGAGGAGCGACCTGGTCGGGCGCGACGGCGGCTGCGGGATGAGCTGACCCTGGCGGCCATCGCGGATCAGCTAATCGAGGTGTTCATCCAGTCGGTGACCGACGGCACCGTGGCGCATCTGGAGGCAGCGCAACGCGCCATCGAAGTATCGACGCACGGGTTTGAGGTCATCGCGTCGGATCTGCCCAAGGGCAAGAAGAAGCGCGAGGAGGCGTTGCAGCAGGCTGAAGAGGCGGCGCTGAAATCGATTGATGCGGTCCAGGCGTGGGGCGATGCGGTCCTCGCACTCATTCAGCAAGTCGCCGATGGCATCGTGGCGATCGAAGATTACGGGATCGCGCTCGATCAGGAGCTAGCGTCGCTGCGGGACGTCGAGATCGGGCTGGGCGGGTTCGACGCGGCGTTAGCGAGTGCAACGGAGCGGCTGGCGCTGGCCGTCTCTGCCACGGGGAAACTCGCGGCGACGGAACGGTTGATGACGCTGGAGCGGGAGAAGGCCGCGGCCCAGATCGAGAACCTGCAAGCCGAGTTGTCTGGCGTGAGTGCCCTCGCCGGGCTCCGCGATACGGTTCGGGCGCAGATTGCCGACCTGGAGGATCTGTCGTCCGCGGGGGGCTCGTCGCTGGATCTGTTGGCGGAACAGATTGCCGACGCGCGGGGGCGTTTCTTCGGGGCCGGCACGGACGAGGAGCGGGCCACCGCCGCGCAAGACCTGCAAGGGCTGCTCGCAGAGCAGGTGACGCTTGCGGGCGACACCTTCGGGCTCGCCTCGTCGGAGTTCGCGGCGATCCGCCAGGCGGCCCTCGATGATCTGCACTCGATCGAGCTGGCGGCCATCGATGCAGAGACGCGCGAGGAAGAGATTGCCGCCGACATCAAGGCGATTCGGGTAGCACTCGCCGACCGCCTGGAGGCGCTCGGCACGGCTGCGTTGGCGCTTCTCGGAACACAGCTCCAGGAGCAACGCGACATCCTCTCGACGATCTTTCCCGACCCGGAGGAATTGGACCGGATCTTGTCCGACCCGGCCATTGCCACGCTCGCTGTGCTCGGGAAGCAGACGGAGTATCTCGAAGTCATCGCGACGTGGGCGCAGGAGGCCCTCGATGCGCTCGGCAAGAAGGAGCCCAATGGCGACGATGGCAGCGTGGATGTCGGCGGGCCGGATGTTGGGGTCTCCGCGGCGACCGGCGGGTACGTCATTCGTGCAGGAAACATCCGCGTGCATCCGCACGAAGTCATCGTGCCGCTCTCGGACAGTCGGGCGCAGCAAGCGTTGGCGCCGCGCGGGCCAGCGACGGTCATCCACATCAACGTGAATCCGCCGCCCCCGCCCGCTGGCATGACGCAAGCGGAGATGCTGCTCTACGGCCGCTTGCAAGGGCGGGGCATCGCCGCCGAGCTGGAGGCGTACGAGCAGAGCAAGTCCCGGCGGCGGCGGGCGGTCTAGATGGCGCTTCCCGTGACACCGAATCTTGTCGTGCCGAACCCCTGGGTGGTCTGCTTTTTCGATCTCTACTTGCCCGGTGGCGTTCTTCGCGTCTCGTCAGGAGACGAGTACGCCCCGGCGGCACTCGGCGGCTATCTCTACCACGCGCGGTTGCTGGAGGTGCCTGCACTCCCCACGCGACTCCCGCGGGATCTCGAAGCCCTCGATGAGCCGGTCACGATCAGTTTGCAGCTCGGCAACATCGATGGGGTGCTGGACCCGTTTTTCAGCAGCGACATTCGCGGGGCGCTTGCCGTGGGCCACTTGTGGGAAAAGACGACGGGCCTCGTGAAGCAGAATTACGTGACGGGGGCGATCGTCGGCGGCGCGCAGTCAGACGATTACTCCGCCATCACGCTCGCCGTGACGACGGACCCCATCGAAGTCGATACGATGACCTTTCCGCGGTGGATCGTCACCACGCCAAACTTCCCCCAGGCTCCGGCGGCTCCGCCGCCTTCCGGCGGGCTCGGGTCGGTGATCCCCTATCCCCTGGGCCTCGCGCTCCGCGTGCCATGCGTGTATGTGCGCGCGCCGCAGGAAGGCGATCCCGAGGGTGGCTGGGACTATCTCGTCGGCATCGACAACGTCGGTGTATCACGCCTCTATTCTGGCACCGCGACCATGCCGTTGCTGCGAGGCCGCGACTTCCGGCTCCTGACAACGCGCTATCCCATCGCGGGGCTAGCCGGCCGCTACTATACGGCCATCCGGCTCCTCAACGGGCCGGCGCGGGATGGCGCGCGGCTCCTGCCGCTCACGGCCGACGTCGAAGCCTGTTACCCGCCGGTCAGTCTCACGGCCGATCTCGCGCAGTGGAAATTTCACGGGAGCTTCGCCGATGACATCGGCACGTACGATTTCGCGGTCGGGCGCACCGCGTTCGGCCCGTCCGATCTCACGACGGGCGATTTCGTCGCCGGGGTCACCGGGTTGCATGTCGGTGCCGTGCGGTTCTCCGGGCAGGCGACTCCGTATCTGGAGTCGCCGCCGATGGCGATCACGCAGAATTTCTCGCTCTCGTTCTGGATCATGCCGCCCGCATCGGGACAGGCAACGACAGAGTGGGGGATCGTGCATGGCCCTGGCGCGGCGCACGGTACCGGGCTCGACGCGGGGGGCTGGGCGATCTCGGTCGATGGGGCAGTCGACCAGCTCATCGTCTGGGCGCGGCATGTCGGCGACGTCACCTTGATGCCCAAGCTGCTGGTCAACGCGATTTGGGTGCAGGGGTCTGGCGCGTGGTCGTTCTGGCATCTCGAACGCTCGGGGTCGACGTGGACACTGTATCGGGACGGTAGCAGTACGCCGATCGCCACCGCGACGGACGCGCGCCAGATTCACTATCCCAGTGGAACAAATCCGATGATCGCCGGGGCCTTCACCCGGACCACCGGCGCTGTCGGCTACTTCCGGGGCACCCTCGGGCCGATCCATTACGCCACGACCCCCAGAACACAGGACTGGGCGCTGGACTGGTACTGGCGCATGCGTCGGAACCCCGCGCGCTTCGCCCGGGTGGTGCTGACCGATATGGGCCGCGTAATCGACAACACGTCCTTCGCGGCTCTGGAGACTGCCTTCAATGCCTTGGGGCTGAAAGCCGATCTCTGCCTGACGACCTTGGTTCCTGCCCGGGCCGTCCTCGGCCACTTCGGGGTCTTTCGACGGATGCGCTTTTGGCGCGGAGTGACTCTTGCCACGCATGTTGCCGCGATGACGACGGCCCCGACGGCGGCCATCGCGACCTTCGGCGTCGGAGACGCCATCTACGCTAATGCGGCCTTACTGGAACGCTCCCGGCGGTCGCTGGCGGAAGCGATCTTGACGTTGACCGTCCAGTATCGACCACAACGGAACGAAGCGGGGGCGTTCCAGGCATTTATCGGCGGCCCGCTCCCGCCACGGGCGGTGCTCGATCGCGGCCGCCAGCTCGTCACGCGCGAGCTGTCGTTTGTGTACGATGCGTACACGGCGGATGACGTGGCGGACTTCGAGGCCAAGATGGCACGGTTGGATGACGAGATCGTGCGCCTCCGGACGGACTTCGCCGGCTGGCCTGTCGAGCCTGGTGCCGTCGTGCGGGCGATACTCCCGGCGCTGTCGCAGACGGGGGTACAGTTGTCGGCGGCGATCGGGTTTAAGCCATCGGCCCCGGGAATGATCGGGTTCAAGCCCTCGGCGCCTGGACAAGTCGGCTTCGGCCCGCCGAGTAGCGTGCAGACGCTCGGGACAGCCGGGAGCGAGTACCTCGCGGTCGGACGGGAGCAGCGTGGGGTGGAGTCCGTACTCGATCTGATCCCCTATGGGCCGGCGCTCTTCATTCGCCAGCCGGGGGTGCTCCCCGTAGAGCCATTGCAGGACACGAGCGCGGCGCTCGATCTCGGCACTACGCAAACGCTCGCGACTGTCGACGTCGATCCGACGCTGCGGCGGCTGGTCTTTGAATTCCAGCTGCAAGTGTTGACCACGCTGACGCTCGGGACGCAGTTGTCGGCGATCGGGAGTTTCACCGTGGTTGGCGCGGCCACGGCACTGGACGCGCTCAACCCGACACTGCCCGATCAGCTGACGTCGTATCTCGAAACGGCGCAACCCATCGCGACGAGCCCGTTGTTCGCCGGACGCTTCGCCGTCCCGTGGATGCCCGTTGGTATCATCCGCACCGTGACTCTCGTTGCGCAGGCGACGCAGACCGGCAGCGGGGGCGACGTCGTGTTGTCCATTGGCCTGCCCGGGATCGTCTCCGGCCAGCAGACCTTCGTCCTGTCCGCGACGGCGGGCCAGATCAATACGCTGTTGATCGGGCCGCTCATGCGCCCTGATCCGAATAATACTTCCCGCGGCTGGGCGGCGGTGGACCTGGCACAGCTGACCGGCACGGTGCTCTGGTACTCGACCGGGGCACCGGCGGTCCGCGTCATGGCGCTCTATGCCACCGTGGTCCAAGATGTGACAGACCCCGGAGATTTTCGCTTTCTCCGCATCTGGCGTCTTGGCCCGAGTGATACGGCACCTGCCGCGCCGATCGAGACGCAGGAGGCCCTCATCGAAACGATCTCGTTGACGGGTATCGAGGACATCGCGCCTGGGCCGGGCCGGTATTGGTATTGGGTCGGCGTCTACGACAGCCTCGGGCGGCTCGTGACGCCCACCCGTGGGATCTACGCTTCGGGCGGGGCGGCGTTCGCCAACGGGCTGATCGGTCCCGTATCATCGCCGACGTGGACGTGAGGAGGGGTAGGGGAATGACACACCGATGGCTAGGCGCGCTGGCACTGCTCGTCGCAACGGCCGCGCAGGCGCAGTTTCCCGGCGGCATCTACGATTTCGTGCTGCAACGGCGCTGCATTACAGGCACGCTGAATCCCTGGGGCACGTGCACAATCGACGCGAACTGCGGGACCGGCGGGGTGTGTCTCGAAGCCTATGTCCCGTCCGACTTCGACTCGCTCGCGATCGAGGTGGAACAGGTAGAGATTTTCCTCGGCGTCAACGGCGGCAACATCATCCTCCGCTCGGCGCACAATACGGCCGCGGAAGTCCGGGCGCTCATGGACGCGGGGCAGTTCTCCGGCACGGGGCCGCTGCTCTTCGGGACGGGCCCGACCATCGATCGCCTGATTCCCGTTGCGTATACCATGGCGCAGCTCCCGGCGGCGGGGACGTCGACCGGGTCCGTCTACTACGTGACCAATTCCGGCGGGGCGTGTACGGGGGCGACGGGGACCATGCGCGTCATCTGTGTCGACATCGGGACGGGCTACGCGATCGTGGGTGGCACCGCGGGCGCGGCGTCCGACGAGCCGTATTGCCAGTCGATTGACCCGCTGCGCGCCACGACCGATCACAAAATGCTCGCGGCGTGGCCGATCCTGCGCTCCGTCCGCAACTTCGGCTGCCGCTGTCGGGGGGTCTGCACGACCCCGGCGCAGATCGCACTGGAGGACTCCGCCCTGGCGCCGATCGGGGCGGCGTCGACCTGCGCGGCGAATGCCAACATGGTTTTTCTTGACGTGTCCACCGATGTCGATGGCGACCTCTCGATTGGCGAGCCCGTCATGTTCTTCGTCAATAACAATCCCGTGCCAGACGGAGCCGACGAGTACCTGATATGCGTCACCTTCGAGTAGTCGCATTCGTCCTGCTGCTCTGTGTCGAAGCGCTCGCGCACATCAGCGCGCGTCGGGGGACGGGTCAGCTCTGCGCGGACTGCGCGCCGAATTGGTCGGGCTACTGCGAAAGTATCCACCCGTTCGAGCCACCGGATGCGATCGACACAAGCGGCTTCCGGGATCGGTCGGGCAACAGCCGGACGTTCTCCGCCTCGACCACGTGCGTGAACTGCCTCATGGATACGACGCTATTCCCGCACGGGCTGGTGAGCCTGTCGGTGCCAGCGACTGGCTCGCGGCAGGCGACCTGTGCGCATCCGAGCTGCCTGCCGCTGCGCTTTGGGGATGCGCTCGGCGATTTCACGATGTTCATGTGGCTGCGCGTGCCGACGCTGCCGTCCCTGGCGCAGACGCTCTGGTCGAATAATCCAAGCGCCACGACGACGGATGGCTACGAGTTGTTGCTGAATCCTGTTGCCACGTTCACCTGGCGGCAGAACGTCGGCTCCAACCCATCGCCGCAAGACCTGACGTTGACGACGACCCAGACGTTCGCGACGGGCCTGTGGCACGGGATCGCTCTGCGCGCCAATGCTGAGACGAACCTCGTGAACTTTTGGTACGACGGCGTGCTCGATGCCGGCTCAGTCCTTGCCTCGCCGCCGGGATGGGACGGGCTCACGGGGACCACGGGGCCGATCCTCGGCGACAATACCGGCACAACCGTCGCCTACAACGTCGACGAGATGGCCTGGTGCCTCGACGACTGGAGCGACGATTCGATCCGGCGTGCGTTGGCGTGCGGGCTCGATGGTGGCAGTTGCCGTTGTAGCGGGGCCGCCTATCTCGTCGCGGGGCAGCATGCGAACAACGGCGGGCCGATCGTTGGGACGCTCCCGCCGTGTAATCAGGAAGCGCCGCTCACGCTCGACGGCCCGCCACGCTACGCGACCGACTACACGCCCCACGTCACGACGGCGGGGGGTGGCGGGGCGTGGCGGTTCGAGCACACCGTCGACACGCCGACGGGGATTGGGATCGACGGGATCGTGCGTGACCAGACCGGGCGCGGGAACAATCTCGATTGCCAGGAGTGCACGCTCGATCGGGCCGCGCCGCGTACCCAGGGCGTCTCGTTCTATCGCGGCAACACGCTGGGCTCGGCCGCCTACTGCCGCAACCTGAGCGGGAATATCTGCACGTTCCAGACGGATTTTCGGACGGCGGTGCAGCAGTACACGGCGGCGTGCCGGCTGCGCTGGGGCGTCGACGAGGCGAATGCCCACCCGCTGATCTGGACGAATGCGGATGTCGCGACGACCGGTGGCCTGCGCTTGCTGTTGCAGAGTACGGCGGGGGGCGGGGTGTATCGCGTGGAGCATCGGACGGCCGCGGGCGTCGTCGGCTGTAACGGGACGACGAATCCTGGCGGGACGACGGAGCATCACGTCGCCATCCGGTACGACGGGATCAATCTCGGGCTCGTCGTCGATGGGGTCACGGAATGCTCGGTCGCCTCGGGACCCATGAACGACTACACGACGGGCGTCCTCACGTTCGATGACGGGAGCGGTGCGGCGCTCAGTCTCGATGACTGCTTTTTCACGCGCAATCAGGCGTGGGACAATGACACGCTGCGCCAGGTCGCCATCTGCAATTCGGACGGGCGGTGGTGTGCGTGCTCCGCGTCGCTCCCCAGCTCCTATCTCGCAGCCTTCCGCCACTCGTCCCAGAATGGGCCGATCACGGGGACGCTGCGTGCGTGCAATGCCGCCGGGCCGGTCCTGCTGACGACGACCTCGACCACGTCGCCCACGACCTCGACGACTTCGACTAGCTCGACGACGAGCACCAGCACCTCGACGAGTTCCACGACCACGACGACGCTGGTCACGGGGCTGCTCTGGATCGACGGCGGCTGCCCGACGAGTGGGACGGGCGCGTCGCAGAGTTGCGGGGCGACGGGGCCGTTCCTGACGCCCGGCGAGGCCGCGGCCGCGGGCGTCGCGGGCAACCGGGCGATTCAGCGCGGCGCACATGCGGCGCATGGGACGTGTCCCGGCCACAACGGGATCTACGAGGGCGAGATTTACATTGCCCCCGCGCGGCCGGCGGGGATCGCCACCGGCGACGTCTGGGCCTGTACACTCGGCGCTCCCTGCATCCTCGAAGGCTGCCGGGCGGCAGACTGTGGTGCGAATGAAGTGCCGGTCAATCGTGGCATGTGGCGGTTGACTGGCTGGACCGATCGGACGGGGGGCGTCTGGTCGCGCACCGACGTCGGGGCGGTTCCCCACGCCGTGAGCGACGGGAATGGGCGCGCGAACGATCCGGGGATTCTCGTGCAGAATGGGCTCCCGTTGCACTACTCGGGCGACAACATCACGACGCCGATGGATGGCTACTGGTCCTTCCAGAGCCAAACGCTTGAGGTCTACGTCAACCCGGTTGGCACGGCCGATCCTGCGAGCGCGGTGTATGTTCCCTTCGTCGATTTCGCCCTGTACGTGCGCGCCCCGTCGGCCTATCTGACGGTGCGGCACATGCTCTTCGAGGGCGCTCGGGGGAATACGGTCGACGTCGGCGCGGCAGGGGCTTCGGTGCTCGGCTATCAGCAGACGAACACCGAAATTCGCTTGAGCCGCCGTAACTGCTTCCACGCACACTCAGCGACGGCGCTTCGATTCAACGACAACGTGTGCGAGTGGATTGCCCGGGGCGGGAGCTGGTATCTCAACAGCGGGGATGGCGGCTTCGGCTTCCGCGCGTTTATCCTGAATGGCGGCGAGGCCCGCCGCAATACGGTGCGGCACATCGGGACGGAGGGGACTGTCCGGCTCTCCTCTGGGAATCGGTGCATCTGCCGGACGGCGGCCGACTGCGGCCTCGGGGACGTCTGCACGAGTGGTTCCTGCGTCGATCAATCGACCCCTGACAGTGTCTGCCCGGCCGGGGGCGGCACGGCCTGCACGGTCTGCACGGCGAATAGTCAATGCCTGCTCGGCGCGTGCGTGAACACGGCGACGCCCTGGCAGTGCTCCTGGTGCGACGCGACCTGGAATGCCCCGGCGGATACGTACTACTCGACGACGGGGATCGGCATGCAGATCAAGCAAACCGACACCTGGCTGTTCGAGGACAACGTCGTCAGCGACATTCAAGGCGGTGCCTTTTCGATTGATACTTCCCGGCGCGTCATCGTGCAGGGGGCCACGGTCTCCCAGGTCGGCACCTGTATCGGGCAACGGAACTTTACGGCGGCTCCGCCCACGCTGTGCGACAACAGCAACGCGGCGCACTTCTGCGCAGCCGCCGGCAACATCTATCGGAACAACACCTGTATCGACGCAGGAGGAGACGATCGCACGGGCTGCGCGATCGGCATCAACCAAGTCGATTCCTCGGTATGGCCGAGCGGGATCACCTTCGGGAACCAGACCTACAACAACACGCTGATCCGCCCTGGCTTCTGCGGGGTCCTCCTCGCCTCCGATGCGGTCTGCCTGACGCCGACCTGTACGGCTACGTCAAGCGCCGTCACCGTCGAGCCGTCGGATAGTTTGGTCGCGAACAATTCGCAAGACGGCGTGAAGATTAGCGCCGACGTGACGAACCTCACGCGCTGCCTGATCGCAGCCGATGCGTCGAGCACCGGAGGCGACAACCGATTCCGCAATAATATCTGCCGTGGCATGACTGACGAGGCACTTGTTGTCGGGAGTGGAGCCGTTGGCGATGTGACGTTTAACAACGATCTGATCGACGACCCTGGCGCCTCTCCACTGGTTCGGTGGAGTGCGACGCTGCCGACCAGCGGGCAGCCGACCGGGGGCACGCTCTACGATCTCCTCACGGGCACGGGCAGTTTCTGCGAGGCGCAGGTGCAAGAGTGTCAGGGCGTGATGGGGTTGGCGAACTTCGTGTCGGCGACGGATCTCCATATTCAGGCGACGAGTGCCGCGCAAGGGATCGGGGCGACGCTGACCGAGTTCTCCGTCGATCGGGACGGGCAGACGCGCGTGCCGCCGTGGGACGCCGGAATGGATCAAGCGCCGTGAGGTGAGCCGATGCCGAAATCCTACACGATAGCCACGAGTTTCCTGCCGTACACGCCAAGCGCACAGAGCGAGGCGAGTGCGGAGTACCCGGCCGCGAACGTCGCGTTGGTCACGCGCCCGCGCATGCTTTGGCGGTCGACGGCCCCGCCGCACTACATCGAAGCCGATCTCGGGAGCGCGCAGTCCCCCACCGGGTTCTTCGTGCACAACACGAATGTATCGAGCTGGGTGGTGGCACTCTCGGATACGCCAGGGACGGGTGGGGATGTGCTCGGGGTGTTCATCACCGGCATGGACCCCCGGACGGGACGTGCCCGCGGCTGTTTCCGACTGACCCCGCCAACGCCGCGGCGGTACTTGCGGCTGACGCCATTCACGTTTTTCGCGGGAGCGTATGGCGAACTCGGCGCGTTGGCCGTGCCCGTGCTTGTCGATCTCGACGACTACGTCGGGGCGGAGCTTCAGTGGGAGCCGCGGCACGACATCCTCACGCATCGCTACCCTGGGAGTGGGGTGCAACACGAGATCCGCGGGCCGCGCTATCTCGTGACGCGACTCGCGCACGACCAGGGGTGGGTGCAGGCGGGCTCGATCCAGTCGCAGTTGCTCACCGTCGTCGGCGCGAAACCGGGCCCTATTCTCGTGTGGGAGGCGTGGCGGAACACGGCGCTCCACGCCTATCTGTGCCATGCGAGCGAGCCGGTGGCGTTTCGGGAGGGGAATGCGCTGTTCAGCGCGGAGATTGCCCTTGAGGAGTACATCTGAATGTTGTACCTGGGCCGGGCATGCGCTAGGGGGATTGTCAGGAAGGTGGGTGGGGGATGAGGGCCATACGCATCGTGTCGTGTGTCTTGGTGGCGACTGGGATCGGCTGCGCCCGGCCGTTGCATCCCGACAGCGTGTCGCTGACCACGTTCCAGAGCGACGTCGCCTCGCAGAACGGCAAGACGAGCACGGGGGTGGGGGTCACGGCGACTTGGAATTTCTCGCCGGTGCCGGTGGTGATCGTCGCCCCGGTACCGAAAGCGGAGCCATGAGACAGCGCTGGCGCGCGCTCCATCCCATCATCCGACTGACGGTGCTGACGCATCTCTGTTGGGCCATGCTCATTGTCGTGCAGGTGGGGCGCGGTGAGCCCATCAAGCTGATCACCGCGATGGCGTCATTCTCCGCTGCGCTCCCTAATCCCATGATGCAGGCGCTGGCGCTGAGCGGCATCGCCTTCATGGCACTCTGGGCGGGCGGCCCCGGGCGGCGGGCGTTCTGTTGGGCGCTGGGGCAGCAAGCCGTGATGACGCTCGGCTGCGTCGACATTCTCACGAGCGCGCTCACGGGGCGCTACCCCGATGGGTATGAAACGCACGGCCTCTTCATTCTCCGTGACCAGCTCCCGTGGGTGCTGCTTACGTACTACCACACCAAGGCGATGTTGCGATGACGGACTACGCGATCTCGCGATGACGGACTACGCGATCTCGCTCCCCGCGCTCTCGTTCCTCTTCACCGTCATCGTCTCCAGCCTGACCATCTATCTTGGCCAGCGAGCAACGCGCAGTGCCCAGCGCAGCCAAGAAGAGCTGCGGCTCGACACGGCCCGCCGTGGGCATGTGGATATGCTCGAAGGACGGGTGCAGCGGTTGGAGCGCGAGAACGAACGGTTGCAGGCAGGGCATGACGAGTGCCAACGCTCGCTGGCATTGGCCCACGAGCGCATCATCACGCTGCTCAGTACCCAAGCGACGAAAGGAACAACGTGATGGGCGCACACCTGTCCGCATGGACCGACACGCAGAAGGCGCTGGGCAAGGTCGGCGGGGCCAGCCTGGCAACGCTTGTGCTCGCCGGCGCGCTCCAGCAGAACACGTGGGCTGTGCAGTCGCTCGAAGCAACGATCGTGCGGCAGAACGAAACGCGCGTCGAGCAGCTTGAGGAACGGCAGAAGGCGCTTGATCGGGAACGCGAAGAACGTGAGAAGCGACAACGGGAGGAACTGGCCCTGGCGAAGGACTCGACCGACACGTTGCGGCGGCTGCTCGAATTGCGCGAGGCCGAGACCGCGCGGCTAGGGGGGAGCCGATGAGCAAGAAGCAAACAGGTCGGATGGGATTGGCTCATGGTGATCGAAGCGCTGGTGGTCGCGGGCCTGCTATTCATGCTGATCGCGGTGTTGGTGGGGTGCACGTCGTGAGTAGCCCGATCACTGGTCGACGCGCGCACCTGCGCCTGGAGCGTGGCATATGGAGGGCGGCATGATCGTCCCGCGGTTCGTCGGGCGAGTCGACACGCACCAGTGGCAGGATTGGGACGTGTTCGACCAGGCGCTCGTGTACGAGGGGTCAGTTACGGTCGTGGTGCCCGCCGGATTTCTCACCGACTGGGCGAGCATTCCGCGAGTCTTGCGTACCATCTTCGAGCCGCGTGACCCGCGGTGGAGTGCCGCTGCGGCGGTGCACGACCGCTGTTACGAACAGGGCAAGGTGTCGCGCATGGTGGCTGATTGCCTGCTCTACGAAGCCATGAGTGCCGAACAGCCCACCGGCAAGCCCCCCGTGTGTGCGCCGATCCGGCGCGTGTTCTTCCACGGCGTGTGGCTTGCTGGCGCACGGTCGTATCGGACGGGAGCTGAGCGGCAGCGGGAACGCTTGCTGGCCTACGCGGCGTTTGAGCGGCGAGCTTAAGCCGACGTGCTCCATGATCGAGCGGGATCGGCAGCTGCGACCATGAGCGCTGCGCGGCTCATCACGATAGGAGAGCCACTCCCGCGTGGGCTTGCCGGGCTCGTCGAGCGCTTCGGCGATCCCCTGCCGTACGTCAATGACAAGCCCCGATGGGAGGCGCTGACGCTCGCGACGCGTCCATTACCAACGGCCCTCGTCTATGCGTACGGACCCCAGCGCATCACGCGCGTGCGGGCGCATCGGCTGCTCGTCGATCATCTGGTGGAGACGCTCATGGCGTGCCTTGCCAGCGGCGTGTCGGCGGAACGGCTCGTCTACGGTGGCGCGTATTGCTGGCGAGCGAAACGTAGGGCGGAGATGCTCTCCACGCACTGCCTGGTTGGGGATTCCTTGGTCACGACGCCGGCCGGCCCGGTGCCAATCGCCGAGCTACACGAGGGCGACTCGCTCTTTACATATCCAGCGGTCGAGACGCGCAGCGTGTCGCGCGTGTTCGCTCCGCGGCATGAGCCGACGCGCACCATTCGCACTCGAACGCGGGCACTGACAGCCTCAGACGAGCACCCGTTCTTGGTACTCCGTGGCAATACGGTCGGAAGGGGCAAGAAGCATGATAAGCGATACTGGACCGAGTGGGTAACGGCACAGAAGCTGCGGCTCGGTGATTGGTTGATTCTGGCGCAGCGGCTACCGACGCCATCGGCTACCGGGGAACTTGGTCCACTCGAAGCGGAGGTGATCGGCGCGTTCCTTGGTGATGGGAATGTAGTGCATCGCCGCACTGGCGTCTTGGCCGGAGTGGCCTTCTCAATTCCGGCGTCCGACGGCTATCGTGAGCGCGCCGCGGTCCTTTTGGAAGAATGCTTCAGGCTGCCGCCCCGAGTGAATGCCTACGGATTGTATTACGACCGTGCTGCGATTGCTCAATGGTTCGTAGACCGGGGCGTCGATCATCCGGCACGCGACAAATTCGTCCCCCCGGCGGTGTGGCGCGCATCGGAAGTGGCACAGTTAGCGTTCTTGCGCGGCTATATATGCACGGACGGCTGCGTGACCTCATCGGGAGGTCTGGCATTCAAGGCAGGTAGCGAACGATTGATCTGCGAAGTGCGCGCGCTGTGCCTGAGCCTCGGTTTTGGAGTCAGCAATGTGCAGGCCGAAGAGGGTGGACCACGCCTCATCAAGGGGGTCGCAACGGTATCGCGACGCCAGTGGCGTTTCTCTGCCCGCGATCGCCGCGGGGTGCTGACGCCCCTTCATCATGGTCGACATGACGCGAGACTTCTGGAGCGCCGCAGCCATCTACGGAGACATCGCCACGGCCGATCGCGTGGGCGCGGTAGCGCGTGGTTGCCGCAAGGGTTTGGCGTCGAGTCGGTTGCCGCGATTGCGGACGCAGGCCGTCGGGAGGTTTACGACCTGACAGTAGACGCAGACCACAACTTCATTGCCGAAGGGCTAGTAGTCTCGAATTGTTGGGGCATCGCAATCGATCTCGACCCGGCGAACAATCCGATGGGCACACGTTGGCGCAACGATGGTAGCATGCTCGATGAGCGAATCATCTCGACGTTCCTGGCGCACGGCTGGTACTGGGGCGACACGTTTCGCGATCCCCAGCACTGGCAGTTCTGTGTCGACTATTAGGTCGGGTTGACAGCCCCACGTTGCGGTCTGCTATAGGAGGGTTCCGTCATGACGAAGGTCGAGGAAGCGTTGGCCGAGGTGAGGAATGCGCTGGCCGAGTTCGAGCCGCGTCTCGCCGGGCTGCGGGATTTCGAGCGATTGCTCACCGTGGCCGACGATGGGCAGGAAGCAAAGACAGTCATCGGAAGCGCGATCGAGACGTACACCATTCGGATCGCGCGGTTGGCCGATGCCCGGAACACGCTCCAAGCGCTCCTCGCTGACGCGCATCCCAACCCGATTGTCGTGCTGGTCCCCCCGACCGTCCATGCTGTCCTCGCGGGCAACGTGGGGACCGTCGAGGCGGCCTTCAGTCAGTTCCGTCCGCAGACCGAGGCCACCGCCGGATCGGTCGAGTTCGTAGAGCCCGCGTAAGGGCAAGAAGGAGTAGCGTATGGCGACACAGATCCCGGTTGGTGGAGTCAAACATTTCCGGTCGGTGTGGCGGGACGCCGCCGGCAACGTGGCCACCGTCGACACCCGGACGAGTCCCGGGCTCGTGACGGTCAGCGACCCCGCGTTGGGGGCGATCGAGAACCTGTCGGCCGATGGGCTGGAAGGCGACCTGCGTGTGCTCGCGCTGGGGACCGGCCAAGTCTCGATCACGGTCGACGCCGATCTCGGCGATGGTGTCCGCGCGTTGATCGCGCTCGGCGACTTCGAGGGCGTTCCCGGCGAGGCCGTAGTCGGTACCGTCGAGTTCAGCGGCTAGGTCTGCTCCTTCCCCAGCCACGGGGCCCCGGATGGACTGAGCCACCATCCGGGGCCTTCCCATCCGCCACTTGACACAAGCCCGAGCATGGGGCTATACGGCGCGACATGCTGACTCCCGAGGGGCTGACCGAGGACATGCAGGCCGCCATCGAGCGCCCCGGAGCGCCCTGCGTCGTCTGCAAAGCGCCGAACGACGAGGTGGGGCTGTGTCGCGACCCCTACTGCCTGGCGTACGTGCCGGCCCCATGGCCGGTTGCGCCGCGCGGCTCTCTTTTCCAGCGGTGGCGGATGCGACGACGGGCGCGTCGGGTGGTAGCCGACCTCACGAGCCGCGAAGGGACCGCCCGGCGGCTGCTCGCAAACACGCTGTCGCGGGTGGCGCTGCTCGTCCTGCTCGGTACGGGAGCATGCAGCACCGACCCATGCGCCGGCAGGTCGACGACGCCTGAACGACTCGCCGATGGAAGCTGGAGCATCGAGTGTATCCCGCCCGTCCTTTCTGTGGCATGTGCGATCATCTGGCTCGGCGCTGCTGCTGGGCTGTGGAAACCATGACCGACCTAAAGCAAGACGTGCGTGCCCTAGCCGATGCGTTGGCGATCGCGCGGCCGTTCGCGCTCCTCGATCTCGAAACGACTGGCACCGATCCGAAAGAGGATCGTATCGTCGAGGTGGCCGTCATCCGGTGCGTCCCCGTCGAGGCCGATGTGCCGGCCGTCGAAACCTACGTGCGGCGCGTGAACCCCGGTGTGCCGATCCCGGCCGAGGCGAGCGCCATCCACGGCATCACCGATGCCGACGTACGCGACGCGCCGACGTTCGTACAGATCGCGCCGGCTGTCCGCGGCATGCTCACCGGAGCCGATTTCGCGGGGTTCAATCTACTCAGATTCGACCTGCCACTCCTCGCGGCCGAGTTCGAGCGGGTCGGTATGCAGTTCGACCCACACCTCTCCGGCCGGCGCGTGATCGATGTGCAGCGGCTCTACCACCTAATGCATCCTCGCGATTTGTGCGCCGCGCGGCGCACCTATCTCGACGAAGATGCGGCCGACGCGCATGGCGCGCTCGCCGATGCGTCGGCGACGGGCCGGGTGCTCCTCGCCCAGCTGATCTATCATCGCGAGGAATTCGCCGAGGGGGGTGCTTTCCTGCCGCGCGATCTCGATGCGCTCAATACGCTCAGCCGTGGCGCGCAGGCGAATTGGCTGGACCCCGAGGGCGCGCTCGTTTGGAGCACGGCCGGCGAGGTGGTGTTCACGTTCGGCAAGCACAAGGGGAAGACGCTGCGCGAGGTGGCGCAGACGACGGACTATCTGTCGTGGATCGTGCGGGAGCGGGTGAAGAACCGCGTGGTGCAGCAGGTCGCGAGTTCGGCGCTCGGTGGGGTGTTCCCCTGTCGGCCGACGTAGCCATGCGCCTGTGCATCATCACCTGCATGCGGGACGCGCTGCCGTTCCTGCCGCTCTACCGGGAGCAGCTACGGCGGTGGACGCTCCAGCCGGCGGTGATCGTGGTCGGAGAGAACGGCTCGGACGATGGGACGCGCGCCTGGCTCGACCGCTGGGCGATCGACGACGACGCCCGCGTGGATGCGTTCTCGTTTGACCCGCCACCTGGACCGAAGCTGGAGCGCGTGGCCACGGCCGAGCGCGCGGCGCACATGGCGCGCGTCTGGAACACCTGCCTGGAACGCGCCCTGGAGCACGACTGGACGCATGCCGTCGTGATGTCCATCCAGAAGTATGCCCCGGCGTCGGTGATTGCGCGGCTGGCGGCCCTAGATCGAGACATCGTAGCGCCCCTGATCATGTTCCCCATGGGCGCGACGCGGATCTTCTACGATACGTGGTGCTTCCAGGCGCTCGACGGCACGCGTTTCTCCGCGCATGAACCGAGCGGCGATTCCGTGGAGGAAGTCGCGGGCGTCGGTGGCTGCTATCTGGTGCGCCGCGCCGTCTATGAAGCGGGCTGTCGGTTGGCGCCGACCGATGGCACGTTCTGCGAGTCGGTGGCGTTCTGCGAGCAGGCACGGGCGCGAGGATTCCAGGTCTGGGTGGATCGGCGGGAGCCGACCGCCTGGGCGTACTGGACGCCGGGGCCCTATCGCGCCAGGCTGGCTACGGATGGATGACAAGTACGAAGTCCCTGGCCTGGCCCGTGCGCTCCGCGAGACAAAAGGCGGCGCGCTGATCGTCGAAGTCACGGCCGACGACGGCGGCACCGAGGAGCTGTGCATCCCGCAGAGCCAGGTCCACGAAAACTCCGAAGTCTGGAAGCCCGGCGACGAGGGCACGCTCGTCGTGACGGGGTGGCTAGCGAGGCAACGCGAATGGATGGAATGAGGGGCTAAGATACGGCAAGAACGGGTCGAAGCGATCATTGAGGCCGAGACCGTCGGATTGCGCGACCGCGTGATCGTCCGACTCGCCGAGGAGTTTCCGGACGTACGGTGGAGCTCGGCGGTTGGGCATCCGCCGATGGTGCGGGTCCAGCACAGCGGGCCGCCATTGCTCATGCCGGAGCGTGGCGACGAGCACCCGCGGGTGGACAGATCAAAGCTGTCGATCACGTGGTCGTTGGAGCAGGTGACGGGCACGTGGAACGAAGACGATACATGAGACGTCGTGCCCGACCTGCCCGCCCCCTCAAAAGGCATCACTTGACACAATCTCGCTAACAGGCTAAAAGGTGGGGCATGGCAAACCGCAATCTCGATCCGATGACCGCCGACTCCGACCGCGACTATCTGGACGCGATCGGTCATCCGGCAGACGCGCATCGCCCGGGGACACGCGAGCCGCGCGGCTGTCGTGCCCCCCTCCCCTGCGAGTGCTGGACGTGCGATCCGCGGGAGGATGACGATGTCACCTTCTGAGGCGTTGCCCGCGCACCCTCGCCAGCCCGATCCGACGCGAGCGCATTGTCGGAACGGCGAAGAGCAGTGCCACGGCTGCGCCTGCTGCGTGAAGGCGGCGAGCGTCGGGCTCATGCGCCTCCTCTGGCGGTGCTGCTGTTGTGGCGTGTCGGCGACGACGGTCCGCCAGCGCGAAGGCCACACGTACTGTAGCGGCGACTGTTTCCAGACGGCGACGGTCGTGGCCGGCGGCACGGTGTACTACCGCGACTGCGTCATCACGTACGAGCCGAAGCCGATCCCGACGACGTCGTGCGACTTCGGCTGGGCACACGACGACTACGACGGCGCGCCGATCGACTCGGAAGATGGCTACGCGGCCGATAGCCGGTCCGGGTACGCCGGGTCGGTCGCCGCGTGCAAGGCCGAGATCGACGCGATGCACGAGGCGTCGTCATGAGGGCCACTCGCAGGGGGCTCGTGATCGCCGCATTGTTCGGGCTGGGCTGCGGCCACGTCCTGAGTCGCGTGCTCGATCAGGTGGCACGCTATCTCGGGACGCCATGAGCCGCGCGGCGCAAGGGGGTGTGATGGACGACCAGGAAGACAAGCGGGACGCGGCACTCCGGGCCGTACTCCTGTTCTACGAAGCACCCTACTGGTCGGACAGCATCCAGAACCCGACGACAGCAATTCATCACCGCATCGCGGCCCAGCTCGTCGTCGAGAACGCCGATCAGGTGGCGACCTATCTCGTCGAGCACATGACTCCCGGCACGATCCGTGTGGCCTGCGTCGATGGCACGCTCGCGGTCCTGGCGCCAGACGGGACGGGGCTGCGGCTGGTGCAGGCATGATCCTGCACCGCGAAGAGGCGACCTGGGTGGCCGACTCCTCGTTCGAGGAGAAGGACGTGGTCAAGGCGGCGCGGTTCCGCTGGGACCCAGCGAAACGTCGCTGGTGGACGGATCAGCTGGACCGCGCGGCGCTCCTCGCGGCGTACGCCGACGACGACTGCCGGTCTGAGCTGACCGCGCGGCGCGAAGCGATGGAAGCGGCGAAGGCGGCGAGTCGGGCGACTGATGCGGCGATCGACCTGCCCTGTCCCGATGGGCTCGCCTACCTGCCCTTCCAGCGGGCGGGCATCGCGTACCTGCTGGAACGGCCGGCGGCGCTCCTCGCGGACGAAATGGGGCTCGGGAAGACGGTCGAAATTCTCGGCGTCATCAACGCGGACAGCGCCGCGCGGCGCAACCTCGTAGTCTGCCCCGCGCATCTGCGGCTCAACTGGCAGCGCGAGGCCGAGCGGTGGCTGGTCCGCCCGACGCGCATCCTCGTCGCGACCGCGGCCTCATGGCCGGCGGATGTCGAGCCCGACGATCGGGATGTCCTCGTGATCGGGCACTACGAGACGTGCGTGAAGCACGCCGCCACGATGCAAGCGATCGACTGGCATGTCGTGGCGATTGATGAAACCCACTACATCAAGAATCCAAAGGCGAAGCGCTCGATGGCCGTGTACGGCATCCCGGCGCGGCGCCGCATTCTGGCGACCGGCACACCGATCGTGAACCGGCCGAAAGAATTGTGGCCGCTGCTCAACCAGCTCGACCCGACGGGGTGGCCCAAGTTTTTCTCGTTTGCGATGCGCTACTGCGCGGCGACGCAGAACCGTTGGGGCTGGGATTTCTCCGGCGCATCAAACCTCGACGAGCTACAGGACCGGCTGCGCGAGACGATTATGGTCCGTCGGCTGAAGCGTGACGTGCTGACTGAGTTGCCGGCGAAGACGCGGCAGATCATCGAGCTACCCGTCAACGGCTGCGCCAAGGCGGTTGCCAAGGAACGGGCGGCGCTCGCCAAGCTGCTCAAGTCGGACGATCCATACGCGGCGGCCGTCAACGCGCTCGACGATGGGCCCGGCGCGCTGTTCACCGAGATGGCGGCGATTCGGCACGCGACGGCCATCGCCAAGGTGCCGGCCGTGATCGAGCATGTGATCGACGCGCTCGATTCACACGCCAAGGTGGTTTTGTTTTGCCATCACCATGATGTCGCTGATGCGTTGGTCGCGGGACTCGCGGCGTTCAAGGCCATCCGGGCGACCGGCCAGGACAGCGTCGAGGAGCGCCAGGCGGCGGTCAACGTCTTCCAGTCGGATGTGAATGTGCGCGTCATCGTGTGCAGCCTGTACGGCGCGGGCACGGGATTCACCCTCACGGCCGCCAACCTCGTCGTCTTCGCGGAGTTGGACTGGGTGCCCGGCACGATCACGCAAGCCGAGGATCGGCTCCACCGGATCGGCCAGACGGGCAACGTGCTCGTGCATCATCTCGTGATCGACGGCACGCTCGACTGCCGGCTGGCGCGGGTGCTGGTGAGCAAGCAAAAGATCGCCGACGCGGCGCTCGACAACCCGCACGACGACCGGGTGGCGTTGGCCGAAGAGGCGGCGCGCGCGGCCATCGTGGCGGCCGAGAAGCGCGACGGTGCCCGCCTAACCACCGAGCAGCGCGAGGCCACCCTAGGCCCCCTGCCCGACTGCCCGGAGGGCCGCTACGCGCTCCCAAGCGCCACCGGCGCCAACGATCTCGACTTCTACCGGGTGGATCGGCCGACGGAGGGGCAGTGGGCCGGGCGGGTGTTCGTGACCCGCGTCCTCGGCGGGCACTCGACGCTCGACCCCGCGCTCCGTGTCCCCCGCTGGGCAGTGCGCAGCGTGCTGGAGCGGATCGTGGCAGCTGGCCCGCGCGAGGCGGCGATGCGCTACGGGCAGGAGCTGGGACACTGCGGGCGCTGTGGACGCTCGCTCACGGACGATCAGAGTCGCACGATCGGCCTAGGGGCGACGTGCGCAGCAGCGTGGAGGTGAATCATGATCGACTACAGCCGGGTGCGTGTGGACATTCGCGAAGCCGTCTTGCGCTACATCAACGACGGGTGGCAGCCCGGTGGCTTCCTCACGGCGGTGCTGAGTAACAATCTGCGCGACGCCTTCGGGCGCGCGGACGCAGAAAACTTCGCCACGCTCGGCGACCTCGTCGGCTGGCTCTACAACCACGCGCCGAGTCCCTGCTGGGGCTCGCCGGAAAAAGTGGCGGCGTGGCTGGCTCAAGAGCCGTCGTATGTCGCGGGGGGGATGCCGGTGATCACCTGGGACGGCGTGTGATGACCGGCTATCTCCACAGCGAGGAGCGGGACTTAGGAGCGTATCCGATCGGACAGCGCACATACTGGCGCATCGTGCAGCGATGGACGCGGCGCGCGTACTGGCACGGGGTCATCGTCGGGTCGCTCGCAACGACGATGGCGGTGCTCGTGCTCCTCGTGCTCGCGGTCTGGGTGGATTGATGGACTACGATCGAGAGGATCGGTGGGCGAGTCGCGGCGTCGCGGTGGCGACGCTCCACGGGACGCGGTTCTTCCTGACGGCCACCGGCTGCGGTACGGACGTGCCCGACAACGCCAAGGTCTTCCGCTCGCTGGCGGACGCGCAGCAGGCGTGCGACGCGGCGAACATCGACCCGGCCTGGGGCGAGCTGCGCGGGAAGTGGGAGGCCCTCATCCCGTACCTGGCGTTCCCACTTGACGACGCCCCCCGTTCGGGCGCATGACGGCCACCTACAAAAGAAAGGGGCCGCCCCCGGGGGAGGGAGCGACCCCAACGCCTACAAAACGAAAGGCCGTAGGTGTTGGGGTAGCACCAGATGCGCTGCGCGTCAACCCTCCCGCACCGTGGGCGGTGGAAGGGTGTGGGTGCATGCGGAACGACAAACGGCTGCGAGTCGAGAGGTTGCTCCGACTCTACCGTCGACATGCGGGTGGCTGGCGCGGGTACTCGACCGCCAGCCAGGCGACGTTGGCCCGGAGGCTCGGGGTATCCCGCCGGACGATCCGACGGCTCACCACCACACTTTCAGAGGCGTCTGCCGTGACCGTAACGCGGCGCGGCAAGATGCTCTCAAACCAGGTGGAAGTGATGGGACAATTCCAGGCCAAAGTGATGGGACAATTGTCCCCGGAGCGAACTCTTACGCTGAGCGGTGGCCATGCCAAGCAGTGCAACGGGGTAGTAGTATCGAACAACAGAAGTGCGCCATGCGGCGCACGTTGGGGGGGACGGATGCCACCACGACCGATCGGAAACGCGATCCGGGCCGCAGAGTCGGCAGCAAAGGGCCGTGTCGAGGCCACCCGTGCCGCTGGAGGCACGAGCCGGGCGATAGCGGCCACCTGGGAGCGGGCCTGCCGGGCGGCCTTCCCTGACGCGCCCTTGCGGGTTCTGGTGACCGGGAAGGACCTGAAGCAGGCGAAGGGGCTGCTGGCTGAGTACGGCACGACGGCGCTTGGGCTGGTCGAGTGGGGGGTGACGCAGTGGGCCGTGTTGCGGGGCCTGGGGGCCTGGTGGGCACGGGGGCTATCCCCGACGCCGACGTGGGCTGAATTTTACCGGTACCGGGAGGCGATCGCTGCCCACATGGGAGCCGCGCGGCTCCCCGTCGATCCGGTGCAGGCGGGGTACGAGGCCGAGTACGAGCGGAGCAACGAGCGGCGTATCTGTGCCCTGCTGTTGCGCGACCCTACCCTGACGCCGGAGCATCGGGCCGAAGTAGAGCGCAGGGCGGCGGGATGTGGGATGACGCCGGCCGTCTCGAAAGCGATCGGTTGGTGATGATAATCACCGAGCGCGGCTACTGCGTCCGCGACGACTGCCACCATCAGCCCTGGTGGCATGAACCGTCGGGCATGGATCGCGCGACCGGGATACCGACGTCGTGTGGCAAGTGTGAGCTGTGTCCGTGCGTCGAGTACGTGGAGGAGACCCAACCACGATCGGATGGTTTGTGCTGATCGGCTTCCAGGCGTCCGATGGTAGTTTGACTATGCGAGCTAACCAACATCCGGGGGACCGATGGGGTGCGAAGACGGGGACTGCGTGCGGGGGTGTCATCGGGGGTTCGTCTTTGAGCGTCGCGAGGATGGGTCGCGCTACACGACGCGCTGCCCGGAATGGAGGCCCCGCGTTGCTGTCGATACGACGGGGCTCGGCGCGCTGCGTGCCAGGACCTTCGAGACCTACCACCCGCAGACGCCTAGCCAGCGGAACGCGCTCGCGACGGTACGCTCGGCGACGACGGCCGGCACGGGACTCGTGCTCTCTGGACCGCCGGGCGTCGGTAAGACGCACCTCGTCGCGGCGGCAACCGCATGTGCGCCGCGCGGCGCACTCTTCCGGCGGGTGGCCGACGTGATCGATACGTTGCGGGCAGCCGAGATGGCAGACGATGGGGACCGGCGCGCGGCCCTGCGTGAGGTGATGGCCGCGCCATTCCTCGCGCTCGACGATCTCGGCGCGGAGCGACCGACACCGTTCGGGCTCGAACGGCTCTGCCTGCTCCTCGACAATCGCGTGAACGAAGCGCGGCAGACGTTCGTGACGACAAACTATGCAGCGAAGGATCTGGCGGCGACACTCAGTGGGGTGGCGGGCGCGCGGCTCGTGTCGCGGCTGCGGGCCGTCGGGGCGTGGGTGATGATCGATGGCCCAGACGGGCGGTGACACCTGCCTCGAAGCGAAAGCGAACAGTCAGGCGACACTGGGCCGCGCGGCGCAACGTGGGTAGCTGAGCATCTGGCCGGCGGCGACTTCAGGGTCTGGGTTGATGGGTTGCACATCATCGTCCGCTGTCTGGAGTGCAAAGCCGAAGTGCTGGTGCCGCCCGACGTACTGGCGGCGTGGCCGGAGGATGTGACGGTAGATGTCCATGGGCACTGGAACGATTGACCGCGCACGGGAGGTGGCAGCGTGAAAATCCACGGCATTGAGTATTCGCAGGAGGATCTAGATCGCATGGCCGGCGACTGCGTGACGCGGGTCGGCAACACGATCGAGGATGTGCTCGGGAAGATTGGGCACCTCGGGCCGGCATTCACGATCCGGGTGGCGCGAGGAATCCTGCGTGTGGCGCTCGTGCGTACTGTGCCACTGTGCCGCGGAGCGAAGGCAAGCTGAGTCTATGGATGTTCGCGGCGCTGTGCCTACGCTCACTGCCCGCGGAGAGGGAACATTAAACCATGGCGATTGACCGGCTCGTCGCCGATCTCTCGCGGCTGCGCATCCGCTACCAGACGGAGCGCGAGCTACAGGAAGCGCTCGCTGAGGCGTTGCTCGAAGAAGGCTGGCCGGTCGAAGAGGAGCACGTCATCGCCGCCGGCCGCGTCGACCTCTGGTGCGACGGCATCGCCATCGAGATCAAATGCAAGGGGAGCCACGGCGAGGTGCTCCGCCAGGTGCATCGGTACGCCAGCGATCCGGCCGTGACCGGCGTGATCCTCGTGACCGACAAGCTCCAGCATGCGCGCGGCTACCCGGCGACGATGGCCGAGAAGCCGGTGCGGGTCGTGTGCCTCCTGGGCGGGATGCGATGAGTGGGACAACTATAGGACAGATGGCGGATAACTGTCGGCCCGACGGTGCGCTTACCTACGTCGCCGGGAGCTGGGAAGTTACGGCACCGCCGCACATCCTGCAACGCCTGAAACGGGTGTTCGCCGGCATTCACGAGCGGAACATCCACATTGCCCGGCTCTCCGACACGCCGGCCGTCGCGTACGATCTGCAATGGTTCTTGCAGCGCCATCCGCTGACCATCTCGCGGGAGAACAGCGCCCGGTTGACGCAGCGGGCGGCGGCCTACGCGCAGCGGCAAGAGGACGTGCAGGCCATCCTCACGCACGGGCCACGCGAGACGTTCCCGCTAGCGTTGCCGCCACGGGACTACCAGCGCGTCGCGGCCGAGCTGGTGCTGCGCACGGGTGGGTTACTCCTCAGTGACGACGTTGGCATTGGCAAAACGGCGGTGGGCATCTGTCTGCTTGTGCAGAAGGTTGCGCGGCCTGCTCTTGTGGTGACGCTCACGCACCTAACGCTCCAGTGGGCCGCTGAGATTCGGAAGTTCGCGCCACAGCTGCGCACGCACATCGTGCGACGCGGGACGCCATATCGCATGGCCGATGCGCGTGGCGAGCCGGACGTCGTGATCATGAACTACCACAAACTCGCCGGATGGGCGGGAGCGCTGGCGCCCGTCATGCGCGCGATCGTGTTCGATGAAGTGCAAGAACTGCGGACGGGGGAGAACGCGAATGGCAACCCAGTCCAGAAGTACGTTGCGGCCAAACAGATCGCGCTGCGGTGTGCGTATCGGCTCGGACTGAGTGTTGGTCCGCGCAGCGTCGTGGAATTGCGTGGTGGACCGTTCGGGGACGGGTGGGTGGGCTCCATCGAGGATGCCTGGGGTCTGGCTCGCGACGCGGCACCGCACTTCAAATGGCGTACTGGAGGCTACGAGCTACTGACGGAGGTCGCGGCAGAATCGCGTGGATGGGACGATGCGCGCGGCGTCTTTTGCTGGAAACCCGTACGGACATTCATTCGGCATTTATGCGATCGTGGTGTGCGCGAAGTGCAGTGTGGTGGGCAGCGCTTAACGTTGACGGACGACCACGCAATCTATCGCGCAACGCAAGCCGGCTTCGAGTCTGTGAGGGCGGACGCACTCGCCCCTGGGGATATTGTGCCGGTCGACACGGGGGGCGGGTGGACGTCGGGCATGCATGAGCAGCCATTTGACGTGACGGCGCTGCACGTCGACCGCGCGCAGATCAATGTCAACCTGTCGCGTGTCTCGCGACGCGTCGTGGGCATGCGTCCTTGGGAATGGCGGAATTGCCACACGGAGGCGACGTACGGCCCGCGGCTGCCGCTGCGGGTCTACCGGCAGCATCGTGAGCGATTCCCGGTAGTCGGGCCGGTCTATGTCGGTCGTGGTCGTGCAGCGGCGTTGCCTGCTGCCCTCCGACTGAGCGACATGGCATATGTCTTGGGATTTTATCTCGGGGACGGCTGGGTGAGCGGGCCGCGCGTATGCTTTGCGGTCGAGCAGGCTCGCGTCGCGGACTTCACGGAGCGGCTGGAGGCGTTGCCATTCGGATTGCGTCCCAAGGTGCGCACGATGCGTGGCGCGTCGGTGGAAATTCGCTGCACGCACGTACTCCTTGCTGAAGTGCTTCGGCAGGTCGTGCCCGGCCGCTGCTATGACAAGGCCATTCCGGCGGAATGGATCATGACGTGGCCGGAAGCGGCGCGACGCGAGTTGGCGCGTGGGTTGGTTGATTCGGATGGCCATGTGTCGCGACCCGGACGGCGGTGGGGCGCAGCCTACTCCACGACGTCATCCATCCTAGCCATGGGGTTCATGACGCTGCTGCGCAGCCTCGGCGTTCGGCCCGGCCTGCATGTGCGCATTCCCATGGATGGAGGAGTGATCGATGGTCGACAGATTCGCGGGCGCCGCGTGAGCTACCAGGTGTATTGGAGTTGGGCCGCGTTTGTCGGTGCGCATGGCCGATACGTCGGGCATCGTTACCGGCACGGCTCGCGGCTGACGTTTAACGAAGCGCGCGTCTCGGGATCGCACAGTGTGCCGCCACCGCGGTACGTCTATGACCTGGAAATGGATGGGCACCCGTCGTTCGTTGCGAACGGGTTGCTTGTGCACAATTCGGCCACCCCATTCTACAACTACGGCGGCGAGCTGTGGAACGTCTTGAACGTCCTACAGCCGGGCTGCCTCGGCTCACGCCTGGAGTTCGACATCGCCTACACGACGCGCGTCGGCAACGGCAAGACGGCGATCCGCGAGCCGCGCGCCTTCGGCACGTTCCTCCGCAGCGAGGGGATCATGCTCCGGCGCACGCGCGAAGACGTCGGCCGCGAGCTGCCGCCCGTGATTCGCATCCCGCACGTCATCGAGGCCGATGCGTCGGTCCTCGACAAGATCAAGACCAGTGCGGCCGAGCTGGCGCGAATCATTCTGGGAGCGAGCGAGCAATTCCGTGGGCAGAAGATGCAAGCAGCGGAGGAACTGTCGAGCCAGCTACGACAGCATACGGGGCTGGCAAAGGCCCCCTTTGTGGCTGCCTTCGTCCGCATGCTGGTCGAGCAGGGCGAGCAAGTCGTGCTCTTTGGATGGCACCATGCCTGCTACAGTCTCTGGCGAGAATTACTCACGCCGTGCGGCGTGGTCTTCTACACGGGAGCGCAGTCCGTCCCGCAGAGGGAAGAGGCCCGCAAGACGTTTCTCGACGGCACGGCCAAAGTGCTGGTCATGTCGCTGCGGGCTGGCGCTGGTCTCGACGGATTGCAAGGTGCCTGCCGCACGGTCGTCTTCGGCGAGCTGGACTGGAGCCCGGGGGCCATGGAGCAGTGCCTCTCGGGAGATACCGAGATCCTGACGCCAGACGGATTCCGTGGACCGGACGACATCTCCGTCGGCGATCTGGTCTGTGGCTTCGAGCCAAGCACCGGCTCGATGCGATGGGTGCCGGCGCAGGCTAAGACCGACCGGCAGCGCGGACCAACGGAGCGCATGTACGCAACCGCCACCGAAAAGATCGACGTCCGCGTAACCGAAGACCACCAGATGTTGGTACGACGACAGCAGCGCACAACGCACGGGGTGCGCCGGTCCACATGGGCATTCTCGACCGCCCGTGACGTTGCCAACAGGCACCGTCGATATATCCCGACCTGTGGACAGCAAAACGCGGCCGGCGTGCCGTTAACAGCACATGAACTCCGGCTGATTGGGTGGTTCCTGTCTGACGGCAACCTGAATCTCCATTCACGCACGCTCACAATTTATCAGGCCGCCCACCAGCCGTGGAACGCTAACATCATCGACACGCTGGACGGATGTGGCCTTAAGTGGTCGCGATTCCAACGAACCAGCCCGAAAGGGACGTTGATGAACTGGTACATGGTGCCGCGCGGGACGTTGAGGCCCTGGTCACGACGAGACACGATCACGATGCGCGACATGCTGGCCGATGGGGCAACCTATACCACGATCGCTGCGGCGCTCGGGCGTTCGGCTGCGGCGATTGGAAAGAAGGCAAGGCGCGTGGATTCCTGGCATCGTGGCGCAGAGCGCGTGGGCCGTGGCTGGGATCATCTGGGCGAATATCTCGACAAAGATTTGAGCCCCAGACTTGAGTTGGCGACCTCTGAGCAGTTGGAGCACCTCATCGAAGGGATACATCTCGGAGATGGGAGCAAGAACGACAAGCACGTGCGGCGGATCTACAGCATCAACAAGCGATTCCTTGACCGCCTCCAGTCGCTCTGCGTGCGACGCGGGCTCTCGGCGCATATCTCTCCTCCGCGCGGTGGCGGCAAACCAATCTATACGATCTTCATTTCACGCAGCGCAGATGCCGTGCTCCCGCGCGGCGTAAAGCCAAATGCATTCGGGATCGTATCCAGCAGTCCCAGTGAGCGAGTCTGGTGCGTGACGAACGCTCTTGGCACGCTGGTTACACGGCGCCACGGAAAGGTCGCGATCGTCGGCAACTGTGTGGGGCGTGTGCATCGTGATGGGCAGGCCGAACCCGTACGGGCGTTCTTCCTCTACGCCGAAACCGGGTCCGATCCGATCATGATCGACGTGCTCGGCGTCAAGCGGCAGCAGATCGAGAACGTGCGGGACCCCGACGCCGATTTCATCGAGAAGCTAGAGGTGTCGGGCGACCACGTCCGGCGGCTGGCCGAGGCGTATCTGGCGGGACTTGACACAAGGGCCGCAATAGGCCATAACGGACCCAAAGCGGCGCCACGGAGCGCCATGGTGGCTGCACGGAAGGTATGAGTGTTCTCAATCGGTGGGCAAACGCGGTGCTGCGCGAGAGTGTGGCCCGCGTCATAGCGCGCCAGGAGGGCCGCATGATACGGGAAGCACAGGACGAAGATTCTCGGCGCGCACAGCTAGTGGCGCTGGTCGATCAGGCCGGCGACTTGCTGCGGGCCAAGGGCGAGGCCGAGCGGCACTACAACGATGCGCGGAGCGAGATCGCATCGCTTCTGGGGCTGCTCGATCTGACCGAGATCGAAGGCGAGCGGTTCGCCGCCAGCATGAAAGAGAAGATCGAGCACTACATCGACCCGGTGGCGTTCATCGCCGAGACGACGCAGAAGGTGCAGCGCCAGTGCTTGGCAGTCGTGATGGTCAAGGCGAGGGAGGCGCTTGGTCCCGAGCGGTACTCCGCATTGGAGCGGAGCCGCGAGGGGCGGCCGTCGTTGCGGGTGACGGAGCGGAAGCTATGAAAATTCTCAATCGGTGGACCCAGGCCGTGCTACGCGAGAGTGCGGCTGATACGCTCCGTGACGCAGTGCTGGAGGCGGTGGCGTGCGGCGCGGACCTCGGCGACGCGGACCTCCGCGACGCGGACCTCGGCGGCGCGGACCTCCGCGGCGCGGACCTCGGCGGCGCGGACCTCGGCGGCGCGGACCTCGGCGGCGCGAACCTCGGCGGCGCGGACCTCGGCGGCGCGGACCTCCGCGGCGCGAACCTCCGCGGCGCGAACCTCCGCGGCGCGGACCTCCGCGGCGCGGACCTCGGCGACGCGAACCTCCGCGGCGCGGACCTCGGCGACGCGAACCACTCCGCGCCGCTCCGCATGGCGCGGAACGATTTATGGGCCGTACTCGACGCGGCCCCGAACGAAGTGGCGGGGCTCCTCGCCGCGGTGGAGGAGGGGCGGGTCAATGGATCTACCTACGAAGGGGACTGCGCGTGCTTACTCGGGACGATCGGCAACGTTCGTGGCTGCCGCTACGATGTACTCGGCATTCTGCCGGACAGCAGCCGGCCCGCCGAACGCTGGTTCCTGTCGCTCACGCCCGGTCACACGCCAGAAATCTCGGTGTACGCTGCCCTTACGGCCGCATGGATCAAGGAATGGCGGCTGCGACACACGGAGAGTGCTGGATGATCATGACGACGTTGTCACAGACGGCGGTGGCTGCCGTCGGCGACCTCGACCTGACGACCCGCGATGTCGTCGAGGAGTTGATCGCCGACGCAGACGACGGAGGAGCGCTCCTCGCGGAGCTAGAGGATCTACGCGGGCAGCTGGCGAAGTCGGTGGAAGCCCTCGACGTGCTGCTGCGGGAGTTCGCATGACGCTCGCGACGTCCGTCGCGGCCCAACCGCGTCAAGAGCTGGCCGAGGCCGAACGGGGTGTGGCGATCATCGAGCTGCGCTCGATCGATGTCCAGGCGGAAGCGGCCTTCCTCAAAGAGTTGCAGGCATTCGTGCAGGTCGTCATGCGCGAGGGGACCGACTACGGCGTTATCCCGGGCACGAAGAAGAAGTCGCTGTGGAGTGCCGGGGCCGACAAGCTGATTCAGGTCTATCACATGGCGCCGAAGTACGAGGAGATGGCGTCAGCCGAGCGTTGGCCTGCCGGGACCGACAACGGCTTCATCATGTACCGCTTCCGCTGCGACCTCTACGATCTCCAGAGCGGCCTCTATCTCGGCACGGGGTTCGGCGCGTGCAATTCGATGGAGGAGAAATACCGCTGGCGACGCGGCTACCCGAAGTGTCCGAAGTGCAGCAAACCAGCGATCGTTTGGTCGCAGCGTGACAGCAATTACTGGTGCCACTACGAGCAAGGCGGATGCCGGCGGTCGTTCGACAAGGACGATGGCGTGATCCTCGCGCAGCTACCCGTCTGGGATGAGAACGACGACGTTGCCGGGTTGCAGAACACGATCTACAAGATGTCGGCCAAGCGGGCGAAGGTGGCGGCGGTGCAGTCGCGGACCCGATCCAGCGGCCTCTTCGACGAGCGCGGCGACCACGGCGACGAGCCGCGTGGGCGTGGCGATCTCCGCGACGGCGACCCAGGTGTGGACGCTGGCGGCGACGAGGGGAAGCCGCCTCCCGAGGGGAGTGTTCCGTCCGATGGGGAGATGCTGAACGATGCCGAGCGCCAGGAAATCAACCGTGGCCTTGGAGCCGCGCGGCTCACATTGCGCCATCTGATCGACTTCCTCGGGCCTCATGGCGTCGAGAGCATCGGGAATGGTATCCCTCGGCGGCTCAAGCCGGCGATCGAGCAATGGATGCACGACCATACCGAGAAACGATGACGTGCCGGCGTCGGCACGGCCGGGGGCTTCCGCTTACACCCGCCCCACCGCGAACCGGAGGCGGGCTGGCGACGGATCGCTAGCCCGCCCCTGGGGATGACATGACAGACGAGCGACGACGACAGTATCAAGCCGCCTACTATCAGCGGACGAAGACGAAGCGCCGGGCGGCATGGCTCCATCGCTACCAGACGGACCCCACGTTTCGGAAGCGGCACCAGAAGTCCGCGCGGCTGCATAGCCGGCTCGTGACGTCGTTGCGGAAGCTGGAGCCCAAGCCGGAACGCCCGACCGGCCGAACGCGGGCCTTGCCGCGTGTGGTCACGATCGACGGACGGCAAGTGCGGGTCTACACGGTGGGCGACATCGCCGTACTCGTGAACCGCGGCGTGAAGGCGGTCCGGTTCTGGGTGACGCAGGGTTCGTTACCCGCGCCAGCTTACCGGGACAAGGGCCGCGGCTGGTTTCTGTTTAGCGAGGCGCAGCGGGGCGTGATCGAGCGGGCGGCAACCGAGAGTGGAATCGGCGCGCTGCGCGGGGCCAACCCGTTCGCGCCGGAGACCCGTTCGGCGCTCGCGCAGTTCTTCGCGCTCGCACGCAAGCGGTGGCCAGCATGAGCGCGCGTCGCCGCCGTATCGGTAGCCGGCCGTATCACATGGCCGACAAGATCAGCGAGGACGGCCGCGTGTCGGCAGTCTGCTTCACGTCGCGCCGGGCAATCAACCTGAAGCTCGCCTATTGGACGAATCGGTGGGAAGCGGTGACGTGCAAGAAATGCCTGGCGCTGCGCCCTAGGGAGGGAACCATATGACGCTACTCGTGGCCTGTATTATTTCCGCTGGATTCACCATCCCGATCGGCTGGCGCTTCGTGCGGGTGGATGTCAGCCCCGCAGATCGTGGGAGGCTCGAAGCGGCAAGGGGGAGTGAATGGCCGAACCAGAGATCGTGACTATCCGTGGGTTGGTGATGCCGGAGATCCTCGATCTCGGGGAGCAGCTGATTACCGTCCGAGCGTTGCCGACCAACGTGGCCCGCGCGACGGTGGGGATCGACTACACGTTGACCGTGAAGACGGGCGCCAGCGAAGACGTGGCCGGTGGGGTGCAGTTCATGAAGGTGAGCCACTCGCTACACGTCCAGTGCTTGCCCGAGGAGGAGCCGCTCGTACGGAAGGCCGCCTCGGAGTACCTCGCGCGGGTGTGTGCGGCCGAGCGCGACGCGATCGTGGCCGAGTACGGGCTCCCGGCACCGGGACGACCAATAGCGGAACGGTCGCCGGAGACCGATGGCGCGCAAGCCAAAGTCGGCTAAGGCGAAAGCCGAGAAAGCGCCCAAGGCGCCCAAAGCGAAGAAGCCGAAGAAGGTTGCTGCCGTCGCGGGCGAGACGATCGCCGACGTGGTCGTTGATCTGGAAGAGAAGCACGGGCCGAATCTCTTGATCCCGGCGTCGAAGATCGGGTCGCTGCGTCGGCATCCGACGGGCATCTTCGCACTCGACCTGGCGCTCGCGGGTGGATTCGCACAGGGGCGGTACTCGCTGATCTGGGGTCGGAAGGGCGGCGGCAAGACGACGTTGCTGCTCAAGCTGGTTGCCGAGTATCAGCGACGCTGCGGACTCTGTCTCCGAATAGACGAACGATGCGCTTGCAAGGGCGGCCCGCGCAAGCCGCGGATCTGGTGGGGCGACATCGAACGGGCCTGGGATAGTGACTGGGCGGTGGCGTGCGGCGTTCAGCTGATCCATCCCGACGGCGACGACTGGGTGCACATCACCCGACCCGACTACGCCGAGCAGGCAATCGATATCGCCCATGCGGTCATGCGCGTGCCCGAGGTGGGGATCGGCGTCATCGATTCGCTGGCGCAGATGAATCCGACGGCCGAGGTCGAAGAGTCGGCCATGCAGCAGTTCCAGGCGTTGAAGGCACGCACGATCAGCCGGCTCTTGACGAAGGTGTCGTCGGCGCTGAACCAACGCGGGCGGACGTGCGAGATTGCGCCATCGTTCTTCTGTATCAATCAGATGCGTGAGAAGCTGAGTGCGGGCCGGACCATCGAGATCCGGCCGGGGGGCCACTACCAAACCTTCGCCGCAAGCACGGTGCTACGCATCCGGCCACGGGTCGGCGAGCAGACGGCGGCCTACGAATGGGAGACCGAGAAGCCGAAGGAGCTGACGGCGCCGTCGCGGGTCGTGACGGCGTTCCTGGTCGAGGAGTCGAAGGTGTCACCGCCACGGATTCACGGCGAGTACGCCATGTTTCTGCGTGGGGAGCGGCAGGGACAGACCGACGATCTTGGGACCGTGATCGAGCAAGCCTACCGCTATGGGCTGATCCCGCGGGACGGCACGAAAATCCCGCTCCATGACCAAACGTTCGGCACGCGGGAGGAATTGTCCGCGCACTGGTTGCAGAATCCGGCAGACTTCGCTACAGCCCGCGAGCAGGTGATCGCCCTCGCCAATGGGCCGGCACGAGTATGAGGGCGAAGTGAGGGACGGGCGTGCGATGGAAGGTGGGCGAACGGGCGAGCATCCCGCGACGCATGACGCGGGAAGGGCGGCAGTGGCGCGACTGCCTACTCACGCTGGTCCGGGCGTATCAGGAATGGGACGGTACGCCGACGACGGAGCCGTCGGTCGAGATCGATCCGGGCAGTACCAGCGCCGAGATCGTCCGCAAGCGGCTGCAACGCTTCGTCGACTACCATCCCGACGTGCTGCGCGGCTGGAAGATTCGCACGGCGAATCGGGCTCGTGGAAACGGGCAGTACCTGTTCGTCTGGCTGCGGAGGGCTCGTGGTAGCGGCGTCAAAGATCAGCCGGAGGCACGAGGAGCGGGTCGCTCGTGAGGTTGGGGGTCGCCGGCAGCCGGGGAGTGGCAACCGCTCCGGGTTCGAGGGCGACATCCGGACCGAGCGGTGGCTGATCGAGCACAAGTACACGACAACGGCGAGCTTTCGAGTGACTCCCGCCCTGCTCGCGAAGATCGAAGGCGAGGCGAGCCTGCGGTACCCGCCGCTCCAGCCGGCCGTCATCGTCGCCTATGTGCGCCGCGCGGCGCCCATCTATCCGATCGCCCGGTGGTGGCTCTGTCGAGCGTGTGACGTTGCGGACCCTCCATCGAGGGTGGTGGAAGTCATTGAAGGATGGGTAGTCACGCTCAGCGGCCTGTTGGAGTTACGGCGGGCGGGGCGCATGGTGGTTCTTCCCGACCAGCGGTGGGTGGCCATGCCCTTCGAGATGACATGCTAGCCAGCGCGCTCAGTCGTCGCGGCCAGATGCCCGGCCGCGCCAGCCAAGAGCGGCTCCGCGCGGCGCCGCGTATCCGCAGCGTCGGCAGCGGCGCGCTGTCCGAGGCGTTGACCAAGGCCCTCATCCTAGAGGAGCCGGACCGGATCGCCTCGAAGCGGATGCACGCGAGCATGCTCGCGGACCTGTGCACGCGCGAGCGAGTGCTGGTGAAGCAGCACGACGTGCATCCGACCAAGGTCTACCCGGCGTCACTGCGGGTGCGCTTCGATCTTGGGACGTTCGCCCATGACGTGGTCCGCAACAGCTATCTCGCGGACCAGCTGTGGGGCGACTGGCGCTGTCTCGCCTGTGGCTGGATGGCCGAAGGCTATCGACCCAGCGCGGAGCATGGCGATCACCGCTGTACGAGCGACGTCTGGCGGTACATCGAACGCGAGGTCGAGCGCGATGGCGTGGTCGGGCATCTCGACGCCATGGAGCACGATCGCCTGCTCGGACCCGGCGTGACCGAGATCAAGACCATGGAGAGCGCCCGATTCCAGCACGGCGCGTTGCCGCTGAAGGAGCACACGATCGTGCTGCAAGTGTATCTCTGGCTGACCGGCTTCCGTTGGGGGCGGCTCCTCTACGTGAGCACGGGAATCGAGAAGGTCTCGCCGTTTAAGGACTACGTGTTCCGGTACGATTTGCGCACCGCGCGGCGCATCGCGCAGATCGCGGCCGAGGAGTCTGCTGGCGGGAAGCGGGCGTGTCGGACCGCAACCGACGCGCGGGCGCTTGCCTGTCCCGTACGGCGGCCATGCTGGGAGGGGTCATGAGGCGAGTAGCTACCCGGGTGGCACGACCGGAACCTGGGATGGGCGTCGGGATCGACCTCTCGTTTGCGCGTAGCGCGATAGCATGGCGCCGCGATGGAAAGGTCGAATGCCCAGTCTTCCTGACGCAGGTCAGCGACTGTGCATCGGAGCGCGAGAAAGCGGAGCGACTCTACGAGATCACGTCGTGGGTGACGCGCACGGTGCGTGAGATCAATCCGGCGTGGATCGCGCTGGAAAACTACGCCTACGCGGGCCCGAAGCTGGTGCCGCTCGCGGAGTTGGGTGGTGCGGTGAAGCACGAGTTGCTCCGTATCCTCGGCATGGCGGTGATTCCTGTGCCGGTCACGACGGCGCGTCTGCTCGTCTTCGGCAAAGGGAACCTGAAGAAACCGGACGTCGTAAGGCTGGCACGCGATGCCGAGCCACGACTGCGCCAGGGTGGCGACGACGAGTGCGACGCCTGGGTGGTGCTCCGCGCCGTTGAGCGTGCCTACGAAATCACCACGGCACAGGAGCCCGAGAAGCGGCTGTACGCAAGCGCCGTACGGCTCCTTGGATGAGGGGACGGATCAACGTGCTCGTGCTAAGCGGTACGGTTGGCGACGGACCTTTTCAAAGCGAGATCCCCGACGAGACCGTGTTCCGCATGGATCAGGCCACCGACGCGCCCGCCGACCCGATCTTGAGCCTCTCAATCGTTGGGCGTGGTCCCCAAGCCGCGTACGCGCAGGAGCGGCTCAAGCGTGGCTCGCAGGTCGTGGTGCAGGGGCAGTTGATTCCATGGTATGGCGGGACGGTCGCGGTCGTAGCAGAGCGCATCAAGCTCGTAACCGGCTGACAAGCCGATAGGGGGGTGGCATGGGCTCAGACATCGGGACGCGGTTCGGCAAGCAGATTCAGCTGGCGCTGGAGTTCTGCTCGGGGGAGAAGACGCCGAAGACGGCACGCGCCGAGATCGTCAGGCTGGTGCAAGGGCTGCGGGATGCCGGAGAGTGCTCGCGCTACTTGCAAGGCGGGATCTTCGGGCGGGTCCGCGACGGCAAGTTGTGGCTCGGCCGGGACAACGAAGATCAGACATTCGGCGAGTGGGTCGAGGAGCAGTTCGGCATCCAGCGCAAGACGGCGGCACATTACATCGTGATGTACGAGCGTGCTACGCTGCTCGGGCTGGGACCCGACAAGATCGACACGCTGGGATGGACGAAGGCCCGCGCCGTCCTGCGCATCGCCACTCGCGAGAGCCTGGATGCGTGGCTGGACCGTGCCGAGAAGAAGACACAGAAAGAGCTGGAGCACGAGGTGTCCGACGCGCGAAAGTCTCGGCGCGCGACCCCATCAGATGACGCGCCCGCACGGCTCGATGTGCTGAAGTTCATGGTCACGGCCGATGAGCGTCAGAATATCGAAGGATGCGTCGAGACGGCGTGCGACACGCTGCGGGCCGGACAATCTGGTATCGTCTTCGCTCGTGGCACAGCGCTGAACGCGATTTGCAGCGAATGGACATTGAGTCGCATGGACGCGGAGCGAAGTCTCCAGTGGTTCGTCGAGCAAGTCGAGCGACGGTTCGGGGTCGAGATCACGGTGCGTGAGCGGAAGACGGGGTGATGCATGCCGGTAGGCGACTGGAAGATTGATGTGGAGCTAGTGCTCGACCGACTGACGATCGAGCGCATCCGGACGCATCGGCAGACGGCCGTGATCGTCGACGAGAGTGTCGAGATCGCGGCCGAGACGTACGTGCGATTCATCGAATCACGCGACATGGATGCGGCCACTATCGAGTGCGCCGTGGCCTATGTGCAGCCGATCCCTGGCGTCGGCAAGATGGCGTGCGTCGCGACGAAGCATCACAAGATCCTCATGCCGTGGGAGTGCCAGTTCCTGTACGTGATCTGGGGGGCCCCGGGCCAGGCGGACCCGAGCCAGATCAACGGCTCGCACGAGCCGACCGTCGGGCAGCTTGCCGCACTCGCGTTTGGCCTTGAAGCCAAAGCGCGGTTTGAGCGGACGCACGATCTCGCCAAGGCCCTGCAACAGGGCCAGCACGTCGTCGGCGCGACACGTGTCCCGCCTGGGAACGGCCGGAGGCAGTGACGATGATCACGCCGCCGCCCGTGCGTCGGATTCGCCCCAGGCCGATGGCACGTCTGGTGGCCAGAGAGGAGCCAATAAGCAGGCTTCAGCCCGATCGGTCTTCGACATGCCGTGCGATATCAACGCGGCAGCTACGCAAGGTGATGGAGATTCCGCGGCAATGACGACGACATGGCAGAGTCGAATTGTCGAGCACGGCGAGGTCGATCCGCGTCTGCTCATTCCGCATCCGAAGAACTGGAAGATTCACCCAGCGTTCCAGCGGGCGGTCATGGGCGATGCGCTTAGTGAAGTAGGGTGGTTGCAAACGGTTGTGGTGAATCGCCCGACGGGAAACATCATCGATGGGCACATGCGCGTGCAGCTCGCGATCGAAGGTGGAGAGCCAACAATCCCTGTCACCTACGTGGACCTGTCCGCACATGACGAAGCCAAGGCCCTGGCGCTCTTCGATCCAGTCGGCGCGCTCGCTCGCGAACACAACCCGATCATGGAGGAACTGATCAGGCAGGTGGATACGGATAGCATCAACATTCGGCGGATGCTCGATGCGTATGGACAACCAGCCCTGAAGGCGGGACAGACAGACCCCGATGATGTCCCAACGGCCACCCGGCGCATCGTGCAGCCCGGGGACGTGTGGCAACTTGGCGAGCACCTCCTCTTGTGTGGGTCGTGTGAACAGTTGGGCTCCGTCGTCCCACCCGAGACTGCCACGCTTCTCGTGACCGATCCTCCCTATGGCGTGTCATATGGCGACAAGAATGCGTTCTTGAATGCGATTGCCCCGGGCAATCGCATTCAAGAGCCCATCGAAGGAGACCATCAGACACCTGATGAGATGAGTGTGCTCTGGCGTGCCACGTTCGGCGCCATTCGCTGTCTGCTGGCACCTGGGGCGGCCTATTATGTCACGGGTCCGCAGGGCGGCGATCTCCTCCTCCTCCTCCTCCTCCTCCTCCTCCTCGCACTTCGCGACTCCGGCTTTCCGCTGCGGCATATGCTGGTGTGGGTCAAGAACGGGCATGTCTTGGGTCGTAGCGACTACCACTACCAGCATGAGCCGATTCTCTACGGATGGGTCGACGGAGGGGCGCATCACGCAGTCGCGGATCGTTCAGAGACGTCCACATGGTTCATTCCCAAACCGCAGGTCTCCGAGCTTCACCCGACGATGAAGCCCGTGGCCTTGTGGGCACGGGCCATCCAGAATAGCAGCGATGAGGGTGGGACGATCGTTGATCCGTTTCTCGGGAGCGGCACGGCCTTCATTGCGGCTGAGCAAACTCACCGACGATGTGTCGGTGCCGAGATCAGTCCGGTGTACTGCGATGTGAGCATTCAGCGCTGGCAGTCATTCACCGGCCAGGTGGCGACGAGGGTAGCCCATGGCGGATGATGCAGTCCGTGCAATCCCCCGCATCCTGCCGCTCGACTGGGACCCGCAGCGTCGACCAGAGGGTGGCGGACGGCCCCCGCGTCTGACAGAGGGGGTAGCGCAGGCCCTCTACAAAGGGCTTGTCTTCGGCTTGCCGCATCCCATTGCCGCAAGTCAGGCGCACATCCATCCCGACACATTCCAGACCTGGCTGCGACGTGGGCGAATCGAGCAGGCTGATCCCACAAGCGCCTATGGCTGTTTCTATCTCGCAATGCAGCAAGCGAAGCGCGAGTGCGAAGCGGAACTCATCGGACGTATTCGCGTGGCCGGCATCCGGCATTGGACGGCGAACGCCTGGCTATTGGAGCGGAAATGGCCGGAGCGCTGGGGCCGGCACTTCCGTGTCGAGGCGGATCGTGGGGGCATCACCGTGGGGCAGGTCGCTCCGCTGGGCGAGCAAGTGCGAGCGTTGCGCAAGGAGCGCGGGCAGTTCCTTTCGGTCGTCGAGCGGGCGATGGCGTTGCTGACGGACCAGCGGGCGGACGTGACGGCAGAAGGGGAGTTGACACAAGAGACGGTAACGGGGTAAAGTATGGCCCTGGGGGCGTGATGGCGAGTCGATGTCAGTATTGCCGCGGCGAGATCATCTTCGCGCGGACGAAAGCAGGGAAGGCGCTACCGATCGACCTCCATCCGTTGCCACGCGAAGCCGTCCCGCCCGCATACCGTTGGCAGATCGAGGTCCGCGGGCATGTGCGACGCGATCCCACCGGCACGCGGCCGACGGTCCTCGTGTCGCACTTCACGGTGTGTCCCGTGCGCCTGAAGCCGGAGACGCTGGCGCGTCTGTTGAGTGGCCGATGCTTGCCGAGCGGGCGAAGCGCCACGGAGGGACGGCATGGCACTGAGAACGCCCGAGCGTGAATCGTCTGGAAGCGCGGCACTTACGAAGCGACGACGGGGCTCGATGGACTGGTGCGTCGTCGAAGGCTCCACGATGCACTGCTGCCGCTGTGGCGCACGCAAGGACCTGAGCGACTACAACGGGAAAGAGATGCACGTCTTCCTGCTGTTCCTGAAGGCGCACGAGGAGGAGCATCGGCGCTGCCGGCCCAGAGAGGCGGGTGCGGCATGACACGTGGGCAGCAAATCGTTGCGGGCTTCCGCGACTACTCGGACCCCGAGTTGCAGATACAACTCGCGCAGAAGATCGACGAGGCGCTCGCCGTCACGGCCGTGTCGGTGAGTCACTACTGCTACCTGCCCCACTGCGGCTACATCTGCCCCAAGCATCGCGTGGTGCGCCAGTACGAGACCGTGCCGACCCCGCTCTCTGCGCTGCACCTCCCGACATGCAACGTCAACGGCTGCGGCGAGGTCCTGCTGTCGCTGTGTGCGTGTGACGACAAGGAGAATCGCGCCGAGATTGATCGCCTTGGGGCTGCCAGCCGCGAGGCCACTATACGCGCCGACCGTCTGGCCGAGCTGCTCTATCTCGAATCCAATGAGCGCGTGCTGGTGATGAAACGCCTACAGAATGCGGAAGCGGCGGCCCGGTGCTATCCGGGAGGCCCGGACGAGGTAGCGGATACGATCGACTCCCGCCGCGCCAAGCTCCCCGCGGGCCATTTGCCGTGCGGAGGGTGCGGCGGTCCGCACCGTTTTGATACGACGGTGCCGAGCGCAGCATGGAACGCCGTCATTCGGGCGGCCGGGCTCTCGGACTTCCTCTGCACAACCTGCATCGTCGAGCATTTCGTCACCGCCGGCATCAGCTTCACCGCCCAGCTATGGAGTACCGAGCCGGACTTCTACGGCGTGCCGATCGAAGTGCGTGTGCGCGGGGAAGTGGCGCAGACGGCAGCGTTGGTGTCAGAAGAGAATACTGCACTGCGGTACGAGCGGAGCCAGCTTGTCGAGGAGCGCGACCGTCTGCGCTTCGCGGTGATTCAGACGCTAGGCGACGCACATCAGCTTGGGGAAGTATCGGATCGCTCCATCAAGTACTGCTCGGACGCCATCGCGAAGAAGCCGGCCGAGCCGACGGGAGGCGCATGATCCACCTCGGCGCCGGGTTCCCGATCAATCTCGATCGCCTCATCAGCACGCGGCTCCTCGTCCAAGCGTCGAGTGGCGGCGGTAAGTCGTGGTGCCTCCGGCGCATCCTTGAGCAGACCCATGGGCATGTGCAGCAACTCGTGATCGATCCCGAGGGTGAGTTCGCGTCGCTCCGTGAGCGCTTCGACTATGTGCTGGCGTCCCCGAAGGGCGGCGACACGGCAGCGGACCCACGGACGGCCGCGTTGTTGGCCGAGCGGCTCCTTGAGCTGCGCGTCTCGGCGATCCTCGATCTCTACGACATGATGCCACGGGATCGCCCGGTCTTCGTACAGCGGTTCCTCGTGGCCATCATCGAAGCCGACCGGAAGCTCTGGCACCCGGCACTCATCCTCCTCGACGAAGCACATGTGTTCGCGCCCGAGAAGGGTGACGCGGTGAGCGCCGACGCCGTCGCCGCGCTCATGTCCCGTGGGCGCAAGCGCGGATTCTGCGGCGGGCTCGCCACCCAACGGCTCTCGTCGCTCTCGAAGGACGCCGCCGCGCAGTGCCAGAACGTGCTGATCGGCCGTACGACACTGGACACGGACATGAAGCGCGCGGCCTATTCCCTCGGCTTCACGGGCAAGCACAATGCGCAGCAGCTTCGTGACCTGGACGACGGGGAGTTCTTCGCCTACGGGCCCGCGCTCTCGCGCGCTGTGACGAAGGTGCGGGTAGGGCCCGTGCTGACGACGCACCCGAAGGCAGGCGGGAAGCAGGCGTTCAAGCCGCCGCCGCCGACCGCGCAAGTCAAGGCGCTCCTCCCCCAGCTCGCCGACCTCCCCGCCGAGGCCGAGGCCCGCGAGAAATCGGTAGCCGATCTGAAGGCCGAGCTAGCGCAGGCACGGCGGGAGATAGCCGCGGCCAAGCGGGCGCAGCCGACGCAACCCGTAGCGAAGGCCGAGCGGGTCGAGGTGCCCGTGGTGCTGCCTGCCGCCGTGAAGGCGCTCACGGCGGCCTGCGCCCAGCTCGAACGTGCCGCTGCGAAGCTCGCGCAGCACGGCGAAACCATACGTGAGGATGGGCAGCGGGCGATGAGCGAAGGGAGCGCGATTCGCGTGGCTTTGATGAAAGCCACCCCGGCGCCGTCCCGCGCAGGTACGCCGCCGCCAGCTGTGCGAGTGGTGCCCCCTGCGCGACAACATGCCGTATCGCCCGGCAACGGAGACGCGCGCCTCGGTGGCGGCGAGCGTATCGTCCTCGTGGCTGTTGCGCAGTACACGCCCTCCAATGGAGGCGCCACCCGTGAGCAGGTGAGCGTCCTCACCGGCTACAAGCGATCGACGCGGGACGCCTATCTGAAACGGCTCGGTACTCGTGGCTTCGTCGAGGTCGGCATCGATCGGGTGCTCGCCACCGACTCCGGGTTTGCCGTGCTCGGCAACGACTACACGCCACTCCCGATCGGCAATGCCCTGCGCGCCTACTGGCTGGCCCGGCTGCCCGAAGGCGAGCGGCGGTGCCTCGAAGCGCTGCCAGACCACCCGGTGGCCATTGAGCGCGAGGCCGTCGGCGACGTGACCGGGTACAAGCGCAGTACGCGCGATGCGTACCTCGGCCGGCTCGCGGCACGGCGACTCGTGGAGCCGGTTGGGCGCGGGCAGGTACGCGCCTGCGCGGAGCTGTTCGGATGAGCGTGGGGTGGAGCATCCGCGGCGTCCGTGGTAGAGCGACCAGTGGAGGGGATGCGGATGGCGGATGGACGGGAGGGCGCAAGCAATGACCGGGTACGGGGTCCATGTCGCTACTGCCCGGCACAAATCATCTGGGGGTTCCACAAGCCGACGCGGCGGATGCTACTGTTCGACCAGGAACTGTTCTGGCGCCGCGAGGTGCAGCCACGACGGCGGTGGTACCTCCTGCCCGATGCGCGTGGCTTCCGGGCGTACCTGGAGCACGAGGTGCCGGCCGGGAGCGACGTCAACCTCGATCGGGTCTATGTCGTCCACTTCGCGACCTGTCCCGGCCGCCGGCAGCAAAGCACTGAGCACCTGGAAGATGCCGTGCTGGCCCGCTACGAGGAGTATCGTCGGATGATGGTGACTCCATGAGCGTGATCCTGTGCGTGGCGGTAGTGACGGCTGCGGCCGTGTGGTGGGCAGCGCGATGATCCTGGCTAAGCGCGAGACCACGATGGGCATGGGCGTCACATGCGGACTCAAGTCGGTTGGCGAGGGGCGCGTCTATGACGTCGCGCCATTGGTATCTGGTATTCAGCACGCCGCGCGGCATCCTGCGGTACGCTGGGTCGATCACGCAGGCGAACCGAGCCGTGCTCGAGCGTAAGCGCAGCCTCACGCTCCACGTCTGGTGCTGTCCTAATTCGGCGTGAAGTGTCCTAGTATGCGCGCCCATCGGCATGGACCCGATGGGCGACATCTCGGCGGAGCTGCTGACGGCCGACCAGATTGAGCCGGCGGGACTATCGGCAGACTTTCACGGGGTCTTTAGACGCCTCTCCTTATCACGCCATTCCGGGAAGCCAGGGGTGCTGTCCTACTTAGGACACTCCCGCATCGAAATTAGGACAGTCCCCCCTTGATGACCCGCAAGTGGTTCGGGCGCGGTCCTCGCGGCCCGCGGAAGCTCCCCCGCCGCTCGCCCTTCGCCTGCGCGGCGGTGGACCCTGCCGGGATCGGCGCGGGCGCAGTCGGCTCCGGTGCCTCGAACGCGGCGTGCAGTAGCTCGGCGATCGACCACACGTGATCCGTCAGGCCCGCCTCCATGGCGGGAGTACACCGCAGCGTCTCGTGGACGCGGCAGAAGTTGAAGTGGGCGACGAACAGCCCCACGGCTGCTTCCAGGTTCCGCAGCCGCTTCGAATGCGAGATGGTCAACCGGGCGAAGCGCTTGAGCGACACGCGCACCGACAGATTCAGCCGCTCGCTGTAGGACGTGCTGATTTCCCCCCAGGCCGGATCGCCCAACACGGCAGTCTTGGTCACGCGACTGATCTTGCCGGGCGAGTAGCGCAACGCGGCCTGCTGCGCCTGGGGCACCGTGTAGTCCTTGTCCACGGTGCCGAAATCCACGTCGGCGCCGAAGTGCCGCGAGATGGCCTCGGGGTAGCCGTTCCATGCGTCGGTGCTGATCTGCGGACGGCCCAGCACCCGCAACCGGAGGTCCTGCGCGAACGCGTCGGCGTTGTCGCCCGTGCGCTTCCCGACCCGGTACGAGAGAATGAGCTTGGACACCGCGTCCATGGCGAGAAAGACGTACTGGTCGCCGTACTCCCTCGGGTCGTCCTGCCGAAGCCGGCGCTGCTTCTTCTGCACGAACGTCCATAGCTCGTCGGCCTGGATGAGCGTCGCGCGCACGTCCCGCACGCGGGCATCGTGCAGCCGGGCGCACGCTTCGCCCACCGTGACGCCCAGCCGCATGATCGTGTCCCGGTGGACATCGAGCAGCCGCTCGGCCGCCCGAATGCTCACGCCGTCCACGAGGGCTGCGGCGACTTGGGCTTTCTTCTCAAATGGCAGCGTGTGCATGGGGACATTTGTAGCTACAAACGCGCCACAAGTCAAGGGGTGGACTTCACGCCCATTTGTCGCTACAAACGGTTCATGCCACGTCGCAAGGTCAAGGCCGAACGTAAGGAAGCGGTTGTCCGGTTGCGGGTGACGGAGGAACAGCGCCGCATGTTGTTCGCGGCAGCCCAGCACGCCGGGTTGGAGTTGAGCGCCTGGTTGCGTTCACTTGGGTTGCGGGAGGCCCGCCGAATCGAATCGTCCGCGTAGGGGGGGGGCTTGCGGTCAAGGCTCGTGCGGATTAGGTGGCAGGGTCGCCGCCTGAAACCCTAAGCGCTTGGCTGACTTGGGTGCGTCTTGGGTATGGCCTTGATCGCGGGAACGCGATAGGTAGGCCAAAGAGGGAAGAGAAGAGCCCCTTGGCGGCGAGGTGTGTGAGCCAGGTTGAAACAGTCGGACTCAAAATCCGGTGAGCGCTTACCCGCTCCGTCCGTTCGAATCGGACCCTCGCCGCCAAGGCGCTTTTCTCTCGGTACGTGCCCCTTCTGCCCCTGCGCCAGCATGTGCTGCGTGCAAGCTGGCAGCGCGTGCTAGCTATCGCATCTATTGGCCTGTTGCCGTCCTTGTGTCAAGCTGCGCTTGACTAGCCCGCGACCAACGGTCGCGCATGCTTGTTCGTGTTCCAACGCATTTCCCTAGGCTTAGCGGCGACCGTTCAACTTAGGACACTGGTTCATTCGACTTAGGACAGATAGCCCCTAATTCGGACAGCGTCAAGCCAGGCACCCGTTTGGGGCATTGGGGGGGGCTTGATCAATTGCGGTGCTTGATTAATTGTTAAGGGCCCCATATGTAGGGGGGGCAGGCCGCAGGGGCACTAGGGGGTCCAGGGAGGGGCCGTGGGGAAGTTGTAGGATTCGTAGCTCTGAGAGGCCGGATATTCCCCGACGATGCGTACTTTCGCGGCATGGCGCGATGCGGCCTCAAGCGATCGCGCCACACTCGCGTCGCGCCTCGTGCCATCCAGCTCGATGAAGAACATGTACGTTTCCGGCTGCCCGTGAACCGGCCTGGAGATGATCACGGAGGAGCTGCGTCTCGACGTCAAGCTCGCCCTGGTGGGCCATGATCGCGGCAGGATCAACGGGCCGCGCGGGGAATCGGTGCGTCGGATGAACACGACATCGACAGCTCGACGACGACAACCTCAACGGAGGACATATCTGGACGATTGCCGAGCTGGCGGACGCGGCCCTGACTGCGTCCGACGCCGACGCCGCTCCCCACGCCAGATCAGCAGACGTTCCCCGGCATGAGCGCGGCACAGGCGAAGAACGATCCGAAGGGCGTCACGTTGCGGCGGCTCCGCCTCACGATAATAAGGGGCGGGCGGAAATGAAGACACGACGCGCGAGTGTCCTACTTAGGACAGCACCCCACGTCTATGGGGACGTGCGGTATGGGTGACGACCAGCTCCTCTATCGCGGACTCGGCGAGCGTCACGACGAGACGCACGAGTTCATCCGCAAGCGGATCGAGCTGGGGCTGTCCGTGGAAGGAGCCGCGCGGCGCATGGGACTATCGCCCGATGTTGTCGAGGCACTCGAAGCGGGCAATCTCGTGTGCCGGGACGCGGACGGCTGGAAGCGGGTCCTGGCCCTGCTCGACGATCCCGAGGCCGAAGACTTGACACAAGACGAGAGAACCGGCTAGAGGGCAGCCCATGGGGTTCCTCTACATCGCGTCGCACGGCGAGGGTGACGAGCGGGAGTTCATCGGCGCGGTCGATCCCGTGACGCAAGAGTGGATGCCCTTTCTGGCCGAGACCGAGGATGACCTGGTGACACTGCGCGAGTATGCGCGGGCGTTTGCCGACCAGACCGGCGTGCGGGTGCTGCTCCGACGGTTCGAGACCGCCGCCGAGGAAATGATCGAGCCGTCGGGAGGGCATGATGGCGGAAGAGACGAGTCCGAAGCGCGGCCGGAAGCTGGTGAAGAATCGGCTACTGGCGCAGATCGACAAGGTGATGCGGGTCCTGGGCGAGATGACGCCGGAGGAGCTGGCGTTGGCGAAGCCGCACCTGGAGAAGGAGTACCCAGCACTGTTCCGGTAGTATGCCGCATGGCCCCACTGGATCATCTTTGCGGGTGCGGCCACACCGCCGATCATCACATGTGGGCAACGGGATTCGGCCCATGTCTCACCGATCGTTACGAGCATCTGGGGGTTGAGCGGTCGTGCGTTTTCTTCGACGGTTGCAAACTGACCATCGCGTGTGTGATCGCCGTCGTGCATGAGCCCGGTGATTTGCCGGCCTTCATGACCGGCACCGCCGACGTGCTTCGGCATCCGTGCGGCCATGTTGCCCGAGGAGAGCGATGCCCTGGCGAGGTCGAGGTGCCAGTATGACCGGCGCAGCGGCAGCGGCCCTGCTCGGGCTGGAAGCGGCGTACGTCGAGGCGATGGTGTCCCGCGACGCCGTGGCGTTGTGCGCGGCGGTGCCGGCCGCGTTCCGGGCGAAGGCTAAAGCAGCGCATCCGGATGCTGGCGGTACGGCGGGCGAGATGCGGCGCTTGATCGAGGCGCGCGACGTCCTGCTCGAATGGCGCCCGCGCCGGCCGATCCTTCGGCCGATCAAAGTCAACGTGACCGAGGGCATGGCGATGCCGGTGGAGATGCGCGAGGCGCTTCACCGGGGATTCGTCGATGCGTGGGGCGAATACAAACGGACAGGACAACGGTCGAGAGTGACCGTGCGATGGTAAGGAGGGTCGGATGAAGCCGAGACTGTATCTTCACGTGGTGTTCGATGCAGCGCAGAAGCTGTGGCAAGTGAAGCGGGCGAATCGGTCGCGGATGGCGCGTGCCGAGCGGGGCGCGATGCCCATCCGGCAGGAGCCGACGAAGTCCCTAGTGCTCGCGTGGGCGCGGATCTACGGCCGTGAGTGTTGGGACGTGCATCAGCAGCCCGTGCAGCTGGTCATTCACAATCGTAACGGTCGTTTCCAGCCGGATGCGACCTATGGGGCCGACCCCAGGAAGAGCAAGGGCTGATGCTCGCCATCCTCGACAAGATCGCGGAGCTACGGCGCCGGCTCGTGTCGGAGGTATGGATCGAACGGGCAGCGGTAGCCCTCGCCGAATCGTACTTGGCCGAAATGGCCGAGATCGCCGAGGTCGACGAGCAGCACCACAAGCTGGCGTGGGCCGAGCTACGGAACGTCGAGCGGGTGCTCGAAGGCAGTCAGACGGACCGGCAGGCCGAAGTCACAGGGAGTGCACCGGCCTACGGCCCCGGCTATACGCGCCCGTACCCGCCCGTCGTGGCGGAGAGGCTACTGACCGAGCTGGCGAAGCATCGGCGACTGTACGAAATGGAGCGCGGCGCGCGAGTCGACATGGAAAAGAAGGTGGCCGCAGTCGAAGCCACGATCCAGGCGCGCGTAGCGGAGGCGACGAAGACGATTCACGCGGCGATCGGCGCGTGCGAACTGCGCCTCGATGCGACGCAGGCGGCGCTCGCGAAGTCGCTGGCGGCTCACGAATACGCGGTGCATCTCAAGACTTGTCGCCTAGCCCGAACCAAGCGGGGTCCGTGCAGCTGCGGACTGGCGGAACTGCTGTGAGCCAAGCCGACCTCTTCGACACGCCGAGCAAGAGCCCGCTCACTCGGTACATGCAGGGGGCACCGCCGGTTCGCTCTGTCGAGGCCACTCAGAAGGCGCTGGGCGCAATGGATCGGCACGTGTCGGAAGAATGGCGGCAGGCGGCGTTGACGGCCCTGCGCCTCGTCGCTTGGCGGCTCGACGAGTTCACGACCGACGACGTCCAGGGGCAGATGCGCCGCGCGGCTCCTCCCGGGGACCCCCGGGCCTGGGGGATCGTCATGCAGGAGGCAGCCCGCCGTGGCTGGATCACGCGCACCGAACGGGTCCGCGCCAGCCAGCAGACGGCGAACCACGGGCGGCACAAGCAGGTCTGGCTGAGCCGGATCGTGCAGCACGATGCGTGAAGTGGGTGCACTCACGATAAGGCACCAACGGCGACGCTCGTGAGCTGGTTGCCGGTGGTGCATATGGTGGCGGAACTGAAAGAGTGGATCTTCCCGCCGCAGCTGGCGGATGATCCGCAGCACCGCGCGGCGTTTCTTACCGAAGAAGCCGATCGGATACGAGCCGAGGCTGGCGATCGTACCAAGTCTCCTGACGAACGCGACCGGCTGACGCAGTTGTGCGTGAAGTTCTACGAGCGGGCGCGGTCGTTGCGGTTGAGCACTGAAGAGAGATGACCGCCTCGCGACAGACCGAGTGGGAGCACACGCTGGCGTGGATCGCCCAGCATACGGGGCCCGCCCATACTGTGCGGTGGGGGTTTGAAGGGACGGGACGGCTGCGGTGCCGGTGCGGACGCACCACAATGACGCCGCTTACCGGACTCACACGACGCGGCTGGTGGGAGCGTGGCGCCGGTGCCGTGATTCTTGTCTTCCTGAGCTGGGCCACGGGCGCCGTCTTCATGTGGCTGGCGACCTCTCTCCCCGGATGGTCCCCGCGGGCGATGCCCGCCACGGTGGCGATGCCGGCTTGTCCGGAGGAGGGCAACATGATGTGGCCTGCGAACAACCTTCAGCGCATTGAGACGCCGGCAACAGAGACGCTCCTCTCGTCCCCGCCATCTACTGCCCCATTGATCCCCGATCCGTGTGAGGGCGATCTTGGCTGATGGACGTGGTGGGGCTACTACTGTTGATCGCGGTCGGCTTCGCGCTTGGTGCGCTGCTATCGACCTTTGGGTTTCAAGCTATCCATAAGCACGGGCACTACGGCCACACGCGCTGCGCGGAGTGTAGCCGGAGAGGTGGACCCAGAAGAGCGAAAGGGGAACGGTCATGACGAACAAGCGGTGGACAGTGGAGCGGTGGACAGTAGTCGAAGTGCTCGTGGTGGTGCTGACCGTGGCCGCAGTCTGTCTCTTGCTCGGACGCTCGGCGTTTGCGGCCACACGCCTTGTCGACGGCGCCTGCGCTACCTCGGGGTCAGGGGCGGGCCGTGTCTGCGGAACGGCAGGACCCTTCCGCACGATCGCCGAGGGCGTGCTTGCCATGCAGCCAGGCGACACCCTGGCGATGCGCGGGGCGCACGACGGCTTCGACGGCGTGTACTACGAACCCGTCACGCTGCGCGGCGGCGGCCTCCCTGGGAAGGCGCTGGTCTGTACCGCTGCCCAGCGCTGCCTCATCACGAGCTGCGCGCCGCCGGACTGCCCGACGGCCGAGCACGCCACGGTGCGCGTCATGGAGTCGCTCACGGAATGGGCGCCCTATCCGGGCTTCCCAGGCGCCTACGGCCAAGCGACTACGGTTGCCACGGATCTCGACGCGAACGACGTGCGCGACTCCCGCGCGGGTGATCCCCGGATGGTCATGCAGCGGAGCGGCGACACCTTCGTCCCGCTCGCCTACGCGGGGGACGGAATGATCCCTGGCGACGGCCGCTGGTCGTTCACGGCCGATGGGACGCATGTCGTCACGGTCAACCCGATCGGTGACGCCCCGATCGCCGATGTGTTCGTGCCACGCTACAGCTACGGCGTGCTGCTCGGGGCACCGTCCGCGCATGTCACGCTGCGGAACTTTACCGTCCAGGGGCCGCGACATGTCGGCATCCAGTCCTATGCAAGCCCCCCTGGCATGACCGGGCTCGTGATCGAGGACGTGACGGTGCAGTTCTTTCCCCGCCACGGCATCCGCACGACGAACGGGGCCATCGCGCCCGTGATCCGACGCGTCCGCGTCGAGCAGGGCTGCCGCGGCCTGTCCTGGGCGCTCTCGACGGGCGATGGCTGCTTCGGCTACCGGCTGTTCTCGATCCACGGTGGGCAGGTGACGGAGAACTACGCTGGCCATCTTGGGAGCGCCGGCCGTATCCGGCTCTCGAACCCGACGAACCCGACCGGCTCGCCCTGGCCCTGTCCCTGGTGCGATCTGCCGTGGAACACGACCGGCGCGACGGAAGTCTCGACGACGGGCGTCGCCTTCAACGTGAAGCAAACGGGTTTGGTCGGTGCCGACGGCGTCTCGGCGCTCTCGGAGACGCTCGTCGAGGGCAACCGCGTCGAGGATATTTCCTTCGCCGCGTTCTCGATCGACACGGCGTTCGGTGTGCGCGTGCGCGGCAACGTGATCTTTCGCGCCCGCATGGGGATGACGCAGGACGTGTTCACGCCGAGCGGGCAGTGGCAGCAGGCGTACGACAATACCTACGAGTGGAGCCAGATCGAAGATGCCGAGATCGGGTTCAGCGTACAGGACACGCCGGTTCCTGCCGGCCATCGGCTTGCGCAATTCGGTCCTGACAATCTGTTCATCCGCACGGGGACGCCCTGGCGGCCGTTGCCGAGCGGCGTCCTCGTCGTCGGCGAAAACCGGGTGCAGGACGGTCCGGCCACCACGTCGAGTACATCGTCCAGCACGAGCACGAGCAGTACGAGCCTCCCACCAACGACCACGAGCAGTAGCTCCTCGTCGTCCAGTAGCACGTCAACCAGCAGCTCGTCTTCTTCGACGAGTAGCAGTAGCTCGTCGTCCTCGTCGAGCACCAGTAGCAGCACCAGCTCGACGGCTCCCCCGACCACGTTGCCGCCGACAACCACCACGCTTCAGCCCACGCCCACGACGACGCTGCCCTGTCGCACACTGAATCAGCGGTGCACCAAGGACGGCCCGGATCGCCTCTGCTGCGCTACGACCCTCAAGGGTGTGCCGCTGGAGTGCCGCGGACGGGCGCTGACCGCGACGTGCCACAAGGTGCAATCATAATCGGCTTCGACAGAGGCAGGCGGCCCAGCATGCCCACTAAACCCAAACGCGAGTGTCCGAGCCCTCGTGCCGATGCCGAGCGTGGGATTCACTGTGAACACTGGTACGACGGCGATTCGTGCTGCCGTTGTCACGCGCCGGCGATGACTGACCAGGAAAAGCGCGCGCAGGGCATGGTGGAATGACCCCCAACGAACAAGAACGCCTCCTCGCCATCCTCGAAGGGCGGGAGGTGGGAAGAATCTGTCCAATATGTGAAGGCGGAAGATCGACTTCACGTCCATGCTCCAATTGTAAGGGTGTCGGTCGCGTCCGTACGCAGCCCGAGGGGCGGATTGAGGAAGCGGCGGCAACACTGCATCGCGCTCGGGATTCCTGGCAGCACGACGCGAAAATCTACGCGGAGAACGCGGCCAAGAATGCAGCCGAACGCGACACGGCCCTGGCTCGTGCAGAGTGGGCAGAAGCGCGCGTGAGCGAATTGGTGACGACGCTGGACACGTACGTCGGCACGCCATGTGAGCAGATACGCCACCGTGAGCAGGTCGAAGCCTACGAGCAGCAAGGAGCGAAGCTGGCGGAGATGTCCATAGCAGGCTACCAAATGTCAGCAGAGCTGGAACACTACCGGCAAGAGGAATGCCCACGATTGACACGCGAACGCAACGCGGCTCTGGCCCGTGCGGAGCGGGCGGAAGCGGACAAGACAGCCTGCCTCGAAGCCGTGCGGGCGATGCATCGCGCGGGAGAGGCCCTCGCCGAAGAACTCCAAGAAGATGACCCATTCATGGCGGAGCAGATTGCTTGGTTCAACACCGCGCTTGACTGCGCCGAAAAAACGATCAAGGACTTCGATTCCCTATTCCGGAAGCGACCCGGTGGCTGGTAATGGCGGTTGAACGCATAGAGGAGGCCATTACCGGAAAGGCGGGAGGAGCGGTGACGGTGCCGGGGCACTCGCTCGCGCCACAATCTCGACAGGTCGAGCGTTTTCTTGTAGAGCGTCTCCATGTCGGGTGGGGGCCCGGCCGGGAAGGATGGGTGGAAGTTGTTGAGACCGCGGGTGGCCCTCGTCATGCTGAGCGCAATCGGCGTGTGTCAGCGGCCGTTCTATCCCGATAGCGTGCCGCTCTCCATGTTTCAGAGTGGTATGGCCTTTCAGGACGGCCACACGAGGTAATAATGACGCTGTTCAACGGCACTTTGCGCGCCTTCTCTCTCGCCATTCTCTCCGCGGTGATGCTCGCCCTCGGTATTGCGCTCCTCCAATGGGCACTTGACGTGGGGCCGTGGCGCGAATTGATGCCGCACTACGTGTGCTGGCAAGAGCGCACCGGGCTGATTTGGACGACCGCTGTGGCGGATTGCGCGATCTGGGTCGCGTACTGGAGCTTTCCGCTACAGATCGCTTGGCTCACGCGGTTCGGCCACCTGCCCTTTCCGGGGCTCATGTGGATGATCGGCACCTTCGTGATGGCGTGCGGGGCCACTCATGCGATGGATCTGTGGACGATCTGGACGCCGACCTATTATGCCGCGGCCGTCGTCAAGATGCTCACCGCGATCGTCTCGCTGACGTGCGTCGGTGTCACGGCGGTCGGCATCGGCTCTCTCGGGCGGCAGCGGCCGGAGACCGCGGCGCGGCTGCGCCGACTCGCAGAACGTGTTCGAGAGGTGGATCCCGATGCGGCGGCGATCCTAGACCAGTTGGCGCGGAGCTTCCATGCCTGACGTGACGGCACAGGATGGCGTCGTGAACGCGCTGCACACGCTCGCGCAGCAGGTCGCCATTATGAACGAACGGCAGATAGCGTCGCAACGGACGCTCGACATGATCGTGCAGGTTGTGCAGGGGGCGCCCAACATTCCAGGGAGTGGGTTGACGGAACGGCTTGCTCGCGTCGAATCAAGCCAGGGCTACCATTGGTCGTTCGCTGGTGCGTTCATGACAGCGGTATTCACGCTTGCAGGTGTTCTGGGCGCTTCCCTGCTTGCGGGGCTGGCGCGCTGATATGTCGCGCGGCCATTCTTCCTCTTGCGAGCGCATCATTCAGTTGCTCAGCCGAGCATGAGAGGATGGGATGATGAGAGGAAACCTGGATAAAGGCCGCGACCAGAAGGCGCGGGAGATCGCCAAGCAAACAGCTAAACAGTATCGAGAGGATGGCATTGGCCGAGACATGCGCGCGTGACCCCGGGTTCTACGGCGGCACGTTCTGTATCCAGTGTCGCCAGCACTTGCCTGTTGCTGAGTTCACCTGGCTGGATAGCGACGAGGTCGTGGGCTCATGATGGACGACGAACAGAGGGGGCAGAGGCGCATCGTCCTGGCCGCGATGCTGTTCTGCTTCGCGGTGTCCGGGCCGCCGCGAGCCTTCGGGCAAACGTTCGACTGCTCCGAACTGTTGGGGTTCAGCCAGACGGGACAATGGGCGCGCACACCCGAATTCCTCTCGCGGATCGACGACGCGCGGTGGCAGACGCGGATTGCTCCGTCGAAGCACCTGATAGCCATCGCCGACCCGAACGATTCGATCTGGACGATGCAACCGCAATCCCCGTGTGCGAACGGCAGCCTCTCGCCGGATCGGATGATCCTCACCGCGACACTCAACTACTTCGCCACCTCCGACGTAGACGTGGTAGCGCGGCTCCGCGCGGCCATCGTCACCATCCGACAGCAGCGGCCGAACGCGCGCGCGATCGCCTTGCAGCCCGTCGTCGGCGGGCCGGATGATGCGCTCTGCGGCTCAGGGACGAGTCGGGTGCGGGCGGCGTGGAATCATCCGTTCCTCGACCGAGCAATCGCGACGGTGCTCGGGGATGCCTTCGACCTCATCGCCGGGCCGTCCCCGCATGTGCGCACGTGTGCGGACTACTCGGACACGACCGGGCATCTCGACCCGCTGCCGTCGTTCGCGCGTGGGTACGTGGGCGGGTACGTTGGCGCGTGGTTTGCTGAGCCCCCGGGCACGACGACGTCGACGCTGATGCCAACGCCAACGACGGCGCCGGGCGCGTGCAAGACGTTCGGGCAGGACTGTTCCGTTATCCCGTGTTGTGCCGGATCGGGATTTTGCACGCCCGTGTCGCCAAGGGACGTTCGGTGTCGGTAAACGTAGGAGTGGCTCGATGGCTCGTCCTGGCCTGGCTAGCGGGATGCACGATCGTCGTCGTCCGCCCGGACGAGACGCCGATGATTCGCAGCCTCATGCTGGGGAACGGGCACGTCTCGATCTGTAAGCCGGGCGGCGTGATCATCCGGACTCGCTCGGGGCTCGCCCGGCCGCCCGACGCCGAGACTCCAGTCGGCGCGGACGTGCTCGACGTCTCCGTGGCCGGCGAGTGCATCGAGATGACCGGCGCCTCGACCTCCGGCAATCTCGTCATCGCGATCGGGTTGATCGTAGCGGCGGCAGCGAGCGTAGTGGCCATCCTAGCGTGAAATGCGCTAAGACGACACATGGGGCGCCCCTCGGCCAAACCGAACAGCAGAGAATCTGGCGAGGTGAAGTGCCTGCGGCCGGAGTGCGAGCGCGGGCAGTATCAACGCGGGCTCTGCAAGAATGACCACGACACCGCGTCCCGCATGGTGCGCCATGGCGATCTCACGTGGGCGGCGCTAGAGGCCGCGGGCAAGGCCCTCCCGTTCAAGCGGAGCGGGCCCAAGCCGTCGCCCACCCAGAAGTGGTTGCTCGATGGCGTCGACTTCGACGGCTGCGGCCAGAACATGAGGGACGCGGTCGACGTGGCGGTGGGCGCTGGGATGCCACCCGTCGAGGTGTGGGCCACCGTGCTGCGCGGCTTCTCGAAAGCCGGCGCGTCGAAGTCGATCAGTTGGTCGCTGGCGCGGCTGCGAGACCGAGGAGTACAGCCCCTCTGTAAGTGCGGGCGCCAGTACGCCGAACACCCGTGCGTCCGGGAGTGCGAGAAGCCGGCTGATCAGAGGAAACGCGCCCCGGGTTCCGAGGTGAGCCCGCAACCTGCCCAAGTTCGCAAACTGACGCCCGTGCTTGACTCCACGGGCTCCACCACGGCCATCACAAACGCGGTGCGGCTCGGCATGCCGCTGGAGGAGGTCATGCGGACGCTCAGGGCGGATCGGCGCGCGATCCTGCGTGCCGTGGAAGCCGTGACACAGGAACAGGGCGGCGGCATGCTGAAATGTCGCTGCTCGCTGGAGTACGGTCACGTGCGGGCGTGCCTGCCTCCCAAACAAGCGGCGGCGAAGTGCTGACCGACGCCCAGATGGCGCGCGTCATTGCGCTGACCCGCACGTTGGAAGTCGCGTGCCCAGACGACGTCGATCTACGTAAGGCGCTGCTCGGCGCGGCGATCCTCGGACTCAACCATCTCGTGGACTGCGCCCCGTCATTAGCCGTACGGGCTGCGGCGCTGCTCGATGCCCTCCTCGCCGAGAACGTGGGACTGCGGATTGAACCGCCGTCCCGATAGCAGTAACCAGTGACTGGAAGAGGAGGAGCGGGCACATGGCGAAGCAATGGATGAAAGTGGTGGCACTGGTCGCGACGCTCAGCGGATGCGCGCTGCTCCAGCCGGGCAGAGATCCCGCCGATGCGCAGGCGGCCGGGCTGGACGCCGGCACGCTCGTCTGCGCCGTGCTGATAGGGGAGGCACCCGAGCTGCGTTCCCAGGTGGAAGCGGCCATCACACGGGCGAGTAAGGTGCTCGCGGCCCCGGACATCACCGGCGCGGCCGTGGTGGAGGCGCTGAGCGAGATTCGCGATTGGCGGTGGCGGATCTACGCGCAGTCCGCGGTGCGCATACTCTTGCGCCGGATGACTGGGGCCGGGCTCGACGTGACGCTTCCACCGAACTCTCCCGCAGTAGTCGGGGCCAAGGCATTCTTCACGGCGTGTTCACGGATAGTGGCGGCGTGAGGGCTGGGCGCGTCGGCTAGCCGATCAGGCGATCCGAGCCCTGACCGACTAAGCCCCGGTTTCTCTAGGCCAACACGAAAAGGAGCCGCGCGGCTCCCTACGTCTGCTCGCGAACGGAGAGGCGGACATCCTCTTCGAGCCGGCGGGCACTCGATGTGATCACGCGGAAGCGGAGCATGTAGTCGACCTCGTCGCTGCCGGCCTGCACCCAGCAGGTGGCAACGGTCCCCGAGACAGAGGGAGCCGGGCTGGCCTTGACGATGGTGCTGGTGATGACACTATCGTCCCGGCGATCGGTCGCGACGACCTCGATAGGGGCCACCAGGATCTCCCCGGTGGCGAGGCGGTCCACGAAATCGACATCGATCGGAAACTCTTCCCACGTCTGTTTCGTGATCGGGCCGAGCATGGGGGTTCCCTGGCATGGGTGTGGCAAGGTTGCAAGCGTCCTGCGCCGTTGGTATGCGGAGTCAGCCGGAGGAGGTGGAGCGCGTGAGGCATGGTGGATCGTTGGCGTCGGTCCGGTAGCGCGCCATGTTCGCGCTCGACTACGCCGGGCTCACGACCGCGCGCTACCTCGGCGCGGCGCTTCCCGATGCCGCCGAGACTGCCTTGGCGTGGCGGATCGTCCGGCTCACGTTCGCAGGCGACGTACTCAGCGCGACCGAGTGGGCCGATGGGGACGACAACCTCGACAACCGCTGGGATCTCCGCGCGACGCTCACCTACGTGGCCAACAGCAAGCTCAGCTTCGTGATGTTCGGCATTCTCGATATCGTACCCGCGGGGACGCGCCCGGGAACGGCGTTCACCTGCGGCGCGGACGTCGGCGCGTTGAAGCACGAGGTGTCGCTCTTCGGCATCGCGCAGCGCCGGCTCTCCAGCGGCTCGCCCGGAGCCAACGAGTACCTGCTGGCGGCGGGCGCGACGGGCCCGCTCACCATGGGCAACACCATTGCGGCGGCGCATCAGCCGATCGTGCGGGTGTTCCTCTGAAGCGGCTTGCTGCGGCGCTGGTGCTCGCGTTGCTGCCGGCGGTCGTGCGGGCCGATCTCATCCCCTGTGACCAGCTCGCCGAATGCTACCAGGCATCGATCCCGCTGCGTTCGTCCATGCCCTTCGATGGCACGTTGACGGTGTACCTAGTGCCGGGATCTGGGTTGCATGCGACTGAGTCGCAGATCCGGATGCCCTTCCTGAACGGGGCGACGCTGGCCAGCCTGGCCTGCCGCATGAGCGACACCACCGGGGCACAGACCGTGACGCTGCGGGCGCGGACGGGGGTCTGTACGGCGGCCTTGATCGACAGTGCCTTCGTCTGCCAGGTGGGCGCCGGACAGCAGCAATGTGATACAGGGGCGCTGGTGCTATCGATCGCTGCCGGGGAATGTCTGGCGTTCCGTTTGCAGAGCACGGGGGCCTTGCCAGGGGACCGATGGATCGACTGCTCCTTGGAGCGGATATCATGAGGGCGCTCCTCTTGCTGCTGTGCCTGAGCACCCTCGTACAGGCGCGGTCACTCACGGCCCGCGAGCGCAGCATGCTCCGCATGCGGGGGGACCCGATCCGCTGCGGCAAGGTGCTCGTGCATGAACTGCTGGCAGCGGGGCCACAGCAGCGCGTCACGTTGCAGCCGGAGCTGCTCGGCTGCTCGGACATGGTGCTCCCGCGTGGGTATCGGGTGGAGGAGCGAGACGGGCGGAAGACGATTTGGCATGGGACGCAGGTCCTGGCGGTGCTGGTCGACGGTCCCCGGGACACACGCCCCCCGGACCCCGAGCCGGTGACTGAGCCGGCACGGGACGCCCTACGGGATGCGTTTAGTCGGGCAGGGCTTTCGATGATAGTAGTCTCGCAATGATGGTGGCACCGCGCGTGGCGCGGATGAAGGGGTTGGGCATGAAGAATCTACGGTGGATGGTCGTGGTGGCGGTGGCCCTGTGCGTTGGCGGCAGGGCGCTAGCGGATTCCGGCGACGGCAACCACATCACGGTGCGGAACGGCACGTATGCGTTCACGGGCCTGGTGCTGTCGTCCGAAGGTGGCACGGGGGCGAACAACACGGCGACAGCTGATCGCTACTTAAAGGGGAACGGGACGAATTTTCTCACGTCGGCCGGCGCGGCCGCGGGGACGGGCACGTGTACGAACCAGTTTGCTCGGGCGCTGAACTCGGACGCCGCCCCGACCTGTGCGACCGTGTCGTTGACGGCCGATGTGACCGGCCTGCTTCCCTTGGCGAACGGCGGCACCGCCAAACTCTTGGTGGCGGCTAACGGGCAGGTGGCGTACTCGGATGCGGATTCACTCGAACTGACGACGAGTGGTACGACGGGGCAATGCCTGAAGTTCAATAGCGCGGCGGCGCCGACCTGGGGCACGTGTAGCACGGCGCCATCTCCCATCCAGGCGCTCGGCGGCCGAATGGACATCACGACGACGCAGACGGTCTTTCTGTCGGCGGGTGGCGGGATGGACACGACCGAGGCGATCGTCACCACGCCGTACCCGGCGGCGACGCTTGCGAATCTCCGCTGCAACAACACGGCGATTCAGGGGACGGCCAACAATATCGTCATCACGGGGCGCGTGGGCGCGTGCGGCACGCCGGCGGATGGGACACTGACGTGTACGATCACGGGGACGACGGGCGCGAACCAATCGTGCAGCGACCTCGTGAACAGTCTGGCGCCCACGGCGGGGCAGTGCGTCTCGCTCAAGGTGGTGACGCCTGCGGCCATGACGGCGAATGCCCGCGTGGCGTGTACCTGGCAGATCACGGCCTAAGTGATCGGCATGCGGCGAGCGCTTCTCGTTCTGCTGATGAGTCTCCTGGTCGGCGTGGCCGCCGCCGATCAGGGGACCGCGCCGTTGCAGTTGCGGAACGGGGTGACATCCCAGATCCCCGGCACCGCGAATCAGCAAGGGTGGCTGTGGAACAGCGCCCTCTCGCAGTACGAGCTGGTGCAGTGGTCGCTGAGTGACTTCCTCGCCGACTTCGGCACGGACCTCGTCATACTACCCCCGGACGTCAACCGCGGTGGGGGCGAAATCGGTAACGTATCGACCGAGCTAGCCGGGAGCACGGGGGCACCGGCCGGGAGCTGTTCCCCGGGACAAATCCACATCAACCGGAACACGGGCCTGACGGGCGAGGAGCGACGGCAGCGGGTGTGGATCTGCTGTCATACCGATACGTGGTGCCAGCTCGGCGGGCTGCTCGCGAGTGGCCTGGCGGGAGGGCAAACGCTCAACGGCGGGACGGCGGCAGCGGATGGGCTGACCCTGGAGCCGTCTACCAGCACGGCCCCGACCACGACGGGCCTCATTACGCTGTGTGCTGCCAATCGGACGTTGGACGCCAACACGGAAGGCTGTGCGCGGCTGATGCCAGGTACGATCACGCTGACGGGCGCGGTCAATATGGATGGGCTGGTCATTGGCGGCGCGTCGGCGGTCGTGACGAGCGATGCGAATACCTTGGCGGACATCGCCCCCCTGCGGATGGAGTACACGCATCGAACGACCGGGACGGGATTCAACTTCGGGCACTTCGATCGGCCGTATGGGCTCTCGTTGCTGCTCGACAACCAGAACAGCAATGCGACGGGGCCAGCGTACGGGGGGGTGCAGCCGTACCGGGCGGTGGTCTCGTGCCAGAAATCGGGAGCGGGCACGAACTTCACCGCGACCCCCATCGAGCGCGCGAAAGTCGGCACGATCGGTGTCGGCTGCACCCATGCGGATTGGTATGTCGGGGGCAACGCCGACATGACGGGGACGAACAACGGGACGATCACGCGCCTCTGGGGGTGGCACGCGAACGCGCCGACGATCGGCACCGACCGCTACCAGTTCGGCGCGACGGAGCACACGCTAACGGCTGGGGCCGTGCCAGCAGGCGAAGTGATCTGGGGCGGGGAGACAGGCAACCCGGGGCGTTTTGCCACGATCAACGAGAACGAAGGCCGGTTCTATCCTGGCCCGGAGCAGAGCTGGACGGGCTCGACCAACGGGACGCTCGCGGCGGATACGACGACGCGATTTTTCCCGATCAACGGTCGGGCTGTGGTCGACACGGCAGGGGGTGCGGGCAACGGGGCTTCTGCGACTGAGGCAGACCACGACATCGCGGCCCCGTGCGCGGCGAAGATTCACCGGATGGCGTGCGCCGTCAACGCGGCGCCGACGAGCACGCATTCGCGGACGTTCACGGTCCGTGAAGCGGCGGCCGATACCGCCGCGCCCGTGGCCTGCACCATCACCGGGACCGCAACGACCTGTTCGTGGTGTGAGACGAGCACGGCCGGCTGCTCCACGACGGGCGCGAAAGAGACCATAGCGGCCGGAGCAATGCTTACCCTCAAGTCGACGGCGACGGGCACACCGGCGGCGTCGGACGCGAGCTGCGTCATCCACTACACCTGCGACGTGTGGTGATCGGCATGCGGTGGTTGCTCGCCTGCCTCGTACTCTGGTCGCGGCTGGTCGGCGCACAGACCGTGTCGATGATTTCCGACATCGAGACGGCGCGGAATGCGCCGACGACATCGTTCGAGTTCCGCGAAGCCGGAACGGTGGCCTCGGTGGCGTTGATCCAAGGGGGCCGCTGCTACGATGCGAGCAATGGCGGGGCGGCCACGTCGTTCAACTGCCTCTCGTTTACGCCGGCTGCCTCGCAAACAACCCATGCCGTTCCTCAAGCGCGCGAAGATGTCGACATTGATCTCAACCTCAACACCGACTTCGCGGTCCTGACCTTTGCCTTCCATCCGCAGACTCCGCCCGCGACGGGATCCGTCACGCTGGCCGAATGGGACATGGGGACCACGAACGCTGGCGGGCAGGCCGGGGGCGTGCTGCTCTGGAATAGCGACCGAACGGTCACGTTGACACTCGGCGGCACGACGATCGGCACCACGGTGCCGCTGCGCGAACGGCAATGTACGGGCCTCCCCTTCCAGACGTGTGACGGCACGGCCGGGCAGTGTCCATCGACGTGCGAGACCTGCAACGGGACGACGGGCGCGGGCTGCGCGTGGGTGTTCTTCGAATTGATCCAGCGGAACACGTTTGGGTTGGGCTCGGAGACCGTCACACTCGACCTGTGGCTGAACGGCGAGCACCTGATCGACGCCGTCTCGACCGCGTTCTCCATGACCGCCGGGACGAAAATTCGGCGGCCGGTGCTCGGGACCAAGACCACGGTGACTTCGGCGAGTGCAACGTGGCTGGTCGACGCCGTCCGGATCGGCACGGGCGACGGCACGCTCACGGCGGCCGATGCGCGGCTCGGGTGGGGACCGATCTACACGCTGCATCCGACCGGCCAAGAAGCCGAGACGAACATGGCGGCCAACGCGTGTGCGTCGACCGCCGCCTGGACCTGCCTGGACGACTGGACCGGCGGTGCGGCCTACGGCACGGCGGGGAGCGGCACGGGCGACACCGCGCGGCTCCGCGAAGAGAACGACGTGGGCCTCTTCACCTTCAGCACGGCGACCATCACGAATCCAACGGCCGTCGGCACGGTCGTGGTGGGGCGCACGAGCACGGACAACTTCACGTTCACGTTCGACCAGGCGGATGCGGAGTGCCCTGGCTGCTCCATCGGCCCGCCGACGGCCAGCGCAACGCTGGATGACTCCACGACGCATCTCGCGTGGTTCGTGGAGGCGCGGCGCACCGGCCCCACGGGGCCGTGGACGCAGACGCGGATCGACAACTACGCCAGCCGCTTGCGCCACCTGACGGAAACCGTCGACAACGCCTTCTTGCGGGTGGGGGCGCTGCTGGCCTACGTCGCGCACTCCAACCCCGATGTGGTGCAACCGTCGAACATCCCCGACCGGAACGGCGACGGCACGAAGATGGTGTGCGGCATTGCGAACTCGCTTGGGGCGGGCACCTTCTCGTTCGTCTGCAAGACCGATAGCGCCGTCGCGTGCACCCAAGACGACTACGCGGAATGGGACAGCACGAAGGACAAGCCGCTCGGCGGGTGCGACGGAGACGATACCGTGACGCGCACGTGTACGTTGCGGCGGGCCGAAGCGAATGGTGGCGCGGGCTACGTCTGCACGGGCACGGCCCCGTTTGCCTGTGGCGACGGGAGTTGTACCGACAACGTCTGCGACAACAATCAGGGCGTGTTCTGCGACGACAATTTCGACTGCGATGGCTTGGGGTCGTGTCCGGCGGCCGCGGATGCCGAGTGCGTGCCAACCTGTCCCGAAGCGGACGGGACGACTAACTACGATCGAACCTGCACGACCGACGCGAATTGCCTCGCCAATGAACGCTGCGCGTCGGTGCATGGGAGCCTGAAGTGCATCGGCGACTGTCCCGAAACCGGCCTGGCATCGTGGACGCTTCAGCTCTGCGGACAACTCCCGCCGGATACCGTGTGCGCCAGCTTCGCGCAGGGCAGTGAGCGGTTCCCCGAGTACGTGCTGAACCGCCATGCGCGGGTGCGGCTCGGGAAGCTCCAGGGCGCGGACACGCTCGTGCGCGGGACCGGCCAGTGTACGTGTACGGTCAACGGCGACTGCCCGGGCGGTGGGACGTGCACGAGTGGCGTGTGCGTCGGGGGGACCGCCTGCACCGACGGAGACAACTGCCCGACAGGCACCTGCGATGCGCCCGACTGCGACGTCATGGTGTTCGAGGACGGCACGAACGATTCCTCCGATGCCGACCACGATCCGCAGTGTCGGGTAAAGCGGGATTACGCAGGGGCTCCGTACGTCCTCCCGGCCTGCCAGGCATGGTGCGCGACGGAGACGACTTGCGACGATCACGGCGACTGCACGGCGGTCAACGGGCCGGATGCGCTGTGTCGCGGAGATATCGTCGGCGGCATCAGTACGAACAACGGCGTGCATGGCACGACGGGGAACGCCTGCCACGTTGTGACCGAGTGCGTCTCGAATATCTGCTGGGACGCCGATGCGGACAGCTTGGGAGGGCGCTATCATCTGGGCCTGTGTGGCTGCACCGTGGATACCGAATGCCCCACGGGCCATGTCTGTCGCGACGCCGATCTCGGCACCGGGGGCACGCAAGGGATCTGCCGGAAGTCCTGCACGAGTAACCCCGACTGTGGGTCCGGCTCCTGTGTGACTAACGTCTGCCTCGGCACCTGTTCGTGTCCCTGCTCGGCCAAGATGTGCAGTGAGGGCACGCCGTGCCCGACGATCACCGCGGTGACGGATGCCTTCGGCTGGGTGACGGCACAGACGGGTGAGTGCATCGCCGGCCGCTGTGCCAACTGCGGCGAGTCGCTCTGCGAACTCGGCCCGACCCAGGCGGTGAAAAACGCGGGGCGGAAGCGCACGCTGGCACTCCACCGGGCGGCGATCAAGCTCGTCGAGCAAGAACCGGACGCGACCGATCCCATGCTCGTGTTCGCGACGACGCCGCTGTTGAGTCTGACGCGGCCGAACTGCACCGACACCTTCATTGCCGATGGAGGCGCGCCCGTCGATCAAGGACCGCTGGTATCGCTGATGCTCGGCGGGGGGTTGCCATGGGACGACCGACAGTTTCTGATCCACAACGCCGCCGTCATGCGCGCCGACACGCGCCTCAAGCATGTCGTCGATCTTCAGGCGATGTACGACCGGGACCGCTCGCGGACGAGTGCGTGGCATAGTGACAGCACGCATCTCATCCTGCCCGGGGCGGGGTGGTGGGGCGGCAAGCTCGCCGGCTACGTGGGCACGCTCGCGAGCTGCGCCAAGCGGGCCGGGAACATCGAGACGGTGGTGCAGAAGTATTGCCGGGAGCCAGATGGGGACTGGCAATCCCCGGCCGTGGGATGCACGATCGCGAGCAACTGCACGACCGGGAACAAGTGCGAGAATCGCGCCTGTACGACGAACGACGATAACGGGACGACGGGGTGCCCGCTCACGAGCCCGGTGGATTTCTGCAATGTGCCGTAAGGGCGACACGACCACGGACAAGCGCTGCGAGCTGAGCGGGGCGGATGCCTGCCCGGCGAGTGGGGATGCATGCCGGGTAGAATGAGGGATGAGGGAAGGACGTGCTAGCCCTCCTCCTGCGGCGTCTCTCCGCGGTGGTCGCGGCCATCTTGCGCCGGAAGCTCTATGCCCGGCCGCGGAACACCCTGCTCCGCGCCCGAACGAAGTCGACCCGACTTGTGGCCTATCGGCGCGCAGAGGATATAGATGCAGCGTGAGCATGGCTGAAGGTGGCTCGCAGGCGCTCGTCGGGGAACGCTGGTACCCCTGCGAGATTCTCCGGCCCCCCGGTCCGCACGGGCAGCACTATCTCGTACGGGTCCATGGGCTTGCGCCGCGCGGCTCCATCCACGAGCGGCCGATCACGCTCAAGCGGCGGGCCTCGCAGGTCAAGCCGTGATTTTCCAGGCACTGACCGAGCGGCCCCGGCCAGGGCCCCACTGGCGGTACGCGCTCGGCGAGGCAATCATCGAGGACGTACGGCGGTTGATTACCCGCCAACGCGGGACGGGGGCGCATCAGGACGCGCTCGCCTGGGTGCAGGCTACCGGCTCAGATAGCTGGTTCTCGTTCGAGGGGGTCTGTGCGATGCTCAGGGTCGAACCCGACTACATCCGGCGGGGACTGCTCACGCTGGAAGCGAAATACGAGACGCAGGGCAAGCTGGAGCGGCCGGTCACATGGCGGGTCCGGGGCGCAGCGTAACCGCCGAGCAGCTCGTCGAGCTGGCGCAGGAAGTCCCGCTCCGCTTCCGCGACGAGTTCTTCGAGACCATGCGTGCCGTCGCGACGGGCGACGTGGTCGAGGTGAAACGCCGGCTGCGGTGGCGCGAAGACCCGGTGCCGATGGAGCAATTCATCGTCGACCCGTACTTCCTCGGCATGAAGGGCCAAGCGTACGACGAGATTGTCGCCCTATGCAGCGAGATCGACGTGAGCGAGTGCGAGGAGGTCATCCTCACGGGCGGATTGGGGTGGGGCAAAAGTTTCGCCTCGGTCATCCTGATGGCGCGGCAGGCGTATCTCTTCAACTGCCTCCGTGATCCCTGGGGCGAGTACGAGATGACGCCCGGCTTTCCGATCGTCATCATTCAGCAGAGCGTGACGCGGGCGAAGGCGAAAGACGTCTTGTTTACTGGGCTCGCCGCGCGGCTTCGCAACTCGCCATACTTCCAAGAGTGCTGCCTGCCCGATCCGAAGATCGAGAGCGAGCTGAAGTTCCCGAACGGGCTCGTCATCAAGCCAGTGGCATCGGGAGACGCCGCCGCGATCGGCGAGAATTGCATCGCGGGCACGGTGGACGAAGTCAACTTCATGCGGCTGGTCGAGCGGTCGGCGCGGTCGCGTGACGGGCAGTCCTACGATCAGGCCACCGAGAGTTATCGCACGCTCGCCACCCGGCGCCGCAGCCGGTTCGTTAGCTACGGCAAACTGCCCGGCTGGATCGTGCTGGTCTCGTCCAGCCGGTATCCGAGCGACTTTACCGAGCAGAAGATGACCGAGGCCAAGGACGATCCGCGCATCTTCGTGCGGCGCTATTCCAACTGGGCAACGAAGCGGCACAAGTTCCAGGCCGAGGAGTTCACGTTCGCGCTGCCGACGGCCACCCAGCGTGGACGCATTCTCGACCCTGGCGAGACGACTGAGCAGCCGACCATTCAGGTCCCCGAGGATTTTCGCGAGGACTTCCAGAAGTACCCGGAGCAGTCAACGCGCGAGATCGCCGGGTTCCCGACGGAAGCCATCACCCCGTTCATCGCCCGGCGGGAGCTGCTCGCCGACATGGTGCGTCCCGAGTACCACCACCCGTTCGATGTCGAGTCGGGCACGATGCAAGACGGGATCAAGCTCCTCGTCGCGCACCTCCACAAGACGGCGCAGCCCCGCGCGTTGCACTTGGACCTGTCGAAGAATCGGGACGCAACCGGGCTGGTGTTCGGCTATGTGCGCAAGGTCGGCGTGTTTCATCGGACCAGTCTGGAAAGCGCTGCGGCCGAGAAAGCCGGCCGGCAGATCGTGACGGAAGAGACGCCGGATGGCCGGCGGTACGTCGAGCACGCACCGATCATCGTGATCGAGGGCATGCTGCGGATCACGGCGCCGCCGGGGGACGAGGTGCTGATCGAGGAGGTGTTGCAGCTCGTGTTCGAGATCAAGCGCCACGTCCCGCTGAAGTGGGTGACAAGCGATCAGTTCCAGAGTCTGCAAGCCCGGCAGATGTGCCGCGCTCGGGGGCTCATCACGGGTGAGGTCTCCGTCGATACCAGCGTCGAGCCGTACATGAACACGCGCATGGCGATCTACGACCGGCGGTTGGAGACGTACCACTACCCGGTGCTGCTGCGTGAGTTGGCGGCACTCGAACGCGTCGACTCGGGCGGCAAGATCATGATCGATCATCCGCGTTGGGCGCTCGATGCTGACGGCAACCGGGTCGCTGGTTGCTTCGCAGGAGACACACGCGTGCGGCTGCTGGACGGTTGCGGCCCCACGTTCCACGATCTGGTCAAGGAATACGGCGACGGGCGTCCGTTCCACGTCTACACCATTCGTGACGGGAGCGTGTCGGTAGGGGTGGCGCATCACCCGCGGTGGACGAAGTATGCGCCCGTTGTGGAGGTGGAGCTGGACAACGGTCAGTGTATCCGATGCACGCCGGATCACCCCTTCATGCTGCGGAATGGCACCTGGAGTGCGGCCGGGGATCTTGAGCCGGGCACGTCGTTGATGCCGCTCTACACCCGCGTGAGCGAGGGCCGCAGCCGTATGAATGGGTACGAGCTGTACTGCGACCCACGCGATGAGCGTTGGCACTTTACTCACCGCATGGTCGGTCGGTGGAAGTACCCAGATCATGGATACACCGGCAACCAGAACGGGGCTGGCGTGATCCATCACAGCAAAGGCAAGCTGAACAACGATCCAGATGCCCTGATCTGGTTTGCGACGCAGGCAGAGCACCGCGCTCTGCATGGACGGGAAATGCTTCGCTATCGAGCGAATCCCGAGTTCGAGGCACGGCGGCTCGTCGGTCTCCGGGCTTACAACGACGACCCGGTCAATCGGCAGGCGCAGGGGGATCGCCTGCGCTTGACTATGGGCCGCCCGGAGGTGCGGGCGAAGCGGGATGCAGCATCGGCGATCACCGGGCGCCGCACTGGGCCGGAGAACATGCGTCGGTACAACCAGAGTGCGAAGCACCGTCTCATTGCTGCGGAGATCGGGAAGCGAACCATCTGGCACGCCATCGAGGCGCGTCGGCGCCGGGATGTTACGGCAGATGAGGTGCCGGAGTGCCGGTTGCGGGGAATGACGAACCCGCAAATTGCGGCGGCGCTGCGGTGTTCCATCTCCCTGGTTGAACGGCGTATCGGACGCCTGCGTGCGGCTGGAGTGGTTATCCCGGCCAGCCCGTACCTGGTACGCAATCACAAGGTTGTGGCTGTGCGTCTCGCTGGACTGGCCGATGTGTTCGATCTGACGGTGGATGGCACGGAGAATTTCGCGCTGGCGTCTGGCGTGTTCGTCCACAATTCCAAGGACGTTGCGGACGGCCTGGCGGGCGTGATCCATACGTTGAGCATGCGCCGCGACAGCTGGCGCCCCAGCGACGCGCCCGGCCGGCGCGACGACATCCACCGCAAGGCCGACATCGCCCGCCGCTAAGGCCCATTTCCCGCCCTTTGGGGGCCTCTTGACACAATCCCCTCCATAGGCGAAAAGGTATTCATCAGACCACCGTACGGGCTAAAGGAACGACACATGGGCCGCACAACCAACAAGGGGGGATGCCGAATGAATCAGTGGTTCAACGTAGACAAGGAAGGGCTGGCGAAAGTACTGGAGCGCCGCGGACGCGGCTTCGCGCTCCTCGAACTTCTGCAAAACGGCTGGGATACGAACGCGACCCGCGTCGAGATGACGCTGACACCGCAGCCTGGCAAGGCGGAAGTACGCGTCGAGATCCGCGACGACTGCCCGACCGGGTTTAAGAACCTGGAGCACGCCTACACGCTGTTTGCGGAATCGTGCCGCAAGGGCGATTCGACGAAGCGCGGCCGATTCAACCTCGGCGAGAAGCTGGTCCTGGCGTTGTGCCGGGAAGCCACCATCTCCTCGACGACGGGGTCGGTGGTGTTCTCGCACGATGGGACGCGACGACGGCGGAAGGCCGGAGCCACGGCGACCGGCTCGTCGTTCGTTGGCTACATGGCGATGACCCGCGAGCAGCTGGCCGAAGCGCTGACGATCGTCCGGTCGGTGATCCCGCCGCCGGGGGTCGTGACGGTGCTGGACGTATCGGCTCGGGCGACCGAGTTGCAGACTGCGCCGCGCGGCGCTACGTGAGCGGTGTGCCAGTCACGGGCGACGCGAGCGAACACGCGCACGTCCGTGCGGAAGAAGCGGCGATGGCGTACGGGCATGCGCTCGGGATCTGGCGCGAGACGGGCGAGGGGACTGACAACGCCTGCGTGCTGTCGCGGTGCGGCGCTCGGGTCCGCGTACTGGCGGGCTACGCCAGAGGCGAGGCGTTGTCCAGACCGTGCCGGCACCCGCGCGACTACGAAACGACCGGCCCCCCGATCACCGACCACGTCGCCGAGACCCACGCCAAGGAGGCGCGCGAACGCGAGCAGGCCCGGGCTACCCTGGCGGCCCTCCCCGACGTGCCCCCGCCCGAACGCCGCCGGGTGCCCGCTACGGCCCGCCAGCTCCCAGCCCCTACCGATCCCACGACCCAGCCCCACCCGACGCTTCCTAGCGCCCCGCTGCGCGATTCGGCCCCTCAAACGAGGGCCCAAAAGACGCAGACCTCCGGGGCTGGGATCGCGGCAGCCCTACTCACCGGCCGTACCGTCATGAACGTTGCCCACAGTCTCGGGGTCGGCGAGGATCGGGTACGGGTCATCTCGCGCGAGCTAGAGGCCGCCGGGAAGCTGACTGCCTGCGCGTGCGGGAAGCCGGTCCGTCATGCTGGCCGGTGCCGCACAAGCGAACGGCCCGAGGCGCCTACTCCCCGAGCCGTTGCCCAGAGTGCGCCGCGCGGCGCAACCGACGCCGAGATCGACGCGGCGCTGCTGTCGGGAAAATACCGCTCGGCCAAGGAAGTCCAGACCGCGCTGCATGTGCGGTCGTTTCGGTCCCAGGCACGCGCCCGTGCGCTTGCGGCCGAGGGGCGGTTGCAGCCGTGTGCCTGCGGGCTCCGCTTCGGACACAGCGGGCCGTGTAGTGCCCGGCTCCGCGCGGAGGCCGAGCACGCGGAGATCCCGCCGGCAGTCTCGGCACTCCCCGGGGCCGCGTCTCGGGGCCGTCCGCCGACCCATACCGTCGAACGCATGGCGTGTGAGCGCTGCGGCGTCGAGTTCGAGTTCAAAGGCGCATCGGCGTGAGCGGGAAGTACCGAATCGACGGCAGCGGTTCTGTAGTGCCTCGTGCCGAGTGCAGGGGCGGGCGATCCCTCCCGAGCTGATCCGCCCCGTGACCTGCGGGTGTGGACGGCCCTCCACACACGGCGGCCGGTGCGCCGCGCGGCACAAGCTGGGGTTCGCGCGCCGTATCGCATGGTTGCGCGACTTGCAGCGACCGTGATCTTGCACGGCCGGCATTCCGTGGTATGGCGTGGCTCGAGTGGGGCGGTCGAAGGACAGGAACGATGCCCGGGTCCGGGTCGTGCGGGTACCCGTGGCCGGCTACGCGACGAACAACGCGTTGCTCGGGTCCGGTGACGAGTCTCCGGGCTTCGTACCCGTTCCCGTGAGCGGGCGCCCGAAACGGTTGCAGCACGTCGAGAAGCGCGAGAGCAAGAAGATCCGCCAGTCGCGTGTCTCCCCCGGTCTGTTCGACAGCAAAATCATTCCGCCGCCGGTCGACCCAGGGCGCCTCCTAGAGATCGGTCTCGACAACTCGGTCCTACGCCAGTGCGTCGATGCCACCGTAGTCAACATCGATCTGTTCGGCTGGACGTTGGAGTACGCCGGCCCCGAGGGCCAGGAGGACACGCCAGACTCCAAGCAGGAGAAGGCCCGCTCGGAGACGTTCTTCCTCACCTGCAACCCGAAGCAGTCGTTCACATCGATCCGCGAGGCCGTGCGGTTCGATCGCGGATTCATGGGGACCGGATACTTCGAGTTCATCCGGGACGACTCCGGCGAGAATCTCGTCGGCATCGAGCACTTGCCGTCCCGGACGATGCGGATCTGCGAGGAAGATCCCGAGCCCGTGGACATCCAATGGACGATGGTTGGCGCGAACGGCGAGCTGGTAACCCGCCCGATCGCCATGCGCTTCCGACGCTACGTACAGATCGCCGGCAGCACGCGCGTCTGGTTCAAGGAGCTGGGCGATCCGCGCATCATCAGTGCGCGTGACGGCCGGGTGTACGAGGCCCTGCCGCCGGAAGAAGAAGCGACCGAAGTGCTCCACATGCGGACCTACTCGGCGACGGAGCCCTACGGCCTGGTGCGCTGGTTCGGCAATCTGCCCGCGGTGCTCGGCAGTCACCATGCCGACATGACGAACCTGAATTTCTGGAAGCGGTCGGGTATCCCGCAGCTGGCGATCGTCGTCTCCGGTGGCGGTGTGACCACGAAGACGCTCGATCGCATCGAGTCGTTCTTCAAGCACGGGCCGGACCCCTCGAAGGCGTTCCACGACGTGTTGATTATCGAGGCGACGCCTGATCTCGACGATCAGAAGATGGACGAGAAGCCGGCCACCGTGCACGTGCAGCTGAAGCCGCTGCATAACGAGCGCATGACCGATGCCGTCTTTCCGAAGTACGACGAGGCGAATCGGACCAAGGTACGCTCGTCGGAACGCCTCCCGCCGGTTTTGATCGGGCTCGCCGATGATCACACGTTCAACAGCACGCTCGGCGCCCGCACCACAGCTGAGGAGCAGGTGTTTCAGCCGGAACGCAGTGGGTTCGACGAAACGATCAACCTGCGCGTGATGCCGTTGCTGAAGGTGTTCCGGTGGAAGTTCGTCACGAACGGCCCGATGGTGGGCGACGTCGAGGCGTTCACGCAGGCCATGATTCGCTTCAACGAGGTCGGCGCGATGACGCCCAACGTGGCGCGGACGATCAGCAACGAGATGCTCGGCACGACGTTTAAGACGATTGAGGAGCCGTGGGGAGACGTGCCGTTTGCGCTGACGGTTGCGCAGCAGCAGCCGCGTCCGGAGGAGCCAGGCGAGCCGCTCGACAAGGGAAAGCCGGATGAGGTCGCGGTCGAGAAAGGCGATGACGTCGTATCGCTCGTCGGCCGTGCATTCGGCGGCGACGACGCCGCAGTGGCGGATCTCGGCAAGCAGTTGCAGAAGGCCCTGCGGACGAAGGCCGCTGTTGTGGTCAGTATCGATCGCGGCAAGACGGTGTTGAAGGGCGGCAAGCGCGCCGTACGGCGATGACGCTGCGCGAGCTGGAGGCGGAGTTCTATCGATACGTCGACGAGCAAGACGGCCGCATTCTCTGGAGGCTAGTCGAGACACTCGCGCAGGCGCATGGGGTCATGTTCCTGTGCCCGAAGTGTTACCAGGAGAACGGCGGCGCAGTGGGCACGCATCGCGTGATATGTTGGTCGCGCTCGCGTGGCGTCCCGGATGAGGCGCAGCCGAAGCCCGGTCGGTGGCCGCTACTCGGCACCGGGCTCGACGATCTAACGCTGGACGGTGATCCCCCAGGTACTGCGTCGGTGCTACTCACGAACGGGTGCGGCGCGCATTTCTTCGTCAAGAACGGCGAGGTATGCTGACGCTCGACGACCTGATCACCGGCTTGATGGCCGATGTGATGAAAGCGCCGCACGGCAACTTCTGTCATCCAGGTCGCCGTGGACTCCGCGGAGGAGCCGGGCCCCACACGCCGCACAGTCGGCTCCGCTTCCGCGTCGCGCAGCACCGGGTCGGCATCGGCGGCAGCTTCGCCCCGACCTACCCGGCTACGGTACGGGCGCCCGACATCCCCCTCGTGCCGGTCGAGAAAGATCACGCCGAAACCGCCGCAGCCCGGGTCGCACGGCGTTGGGCACGTATCCTCCCGCGCTTGGAGACTCGGATCGGCGATGGGTTGCGCTCCCTCGAAGCGGCCGTGCTCGCCGCCTGGCGCTCGGTCTACCTGGAGGAGCGGCCGAAGCTCCAGCGGGCGTTGCGTGGCGAGGCAGCGGGCGCCGACGCGCTCCGCGAGCTGGCCGACGAGCTACTCGCCGCCTACGTCGAGAACCTCGCCGAGCGCCGGATCGTGCCCGTGCTCCGCGAAGCGGCGAGCCGCACATCGCTCGCCGAGGCGGCGCCGCTCGTGCTGGCCCGGGTGCCGGCCATGTTCGATGCGGCCTTCCAGCCCCTCTGGCAGCGCATCGTCTCCTTCAGTAGCCTCCGCGAAGCAGAGAAGGCGGCCGAGCCCAGGCCGCGGGTGTCGCCTGGCGCGGAGCTGATTCCTGAGGGTGTAAGTCGCCGGCAACGCTACAGGATTCAGACGGCGGGGGATGATCGGGTGTGTTTCCTAGCTGGGACGCCCATCACCATTGAGGGCCGGGCCATCGCATGGGCTGCGAGTAGGACGGACGCGGTGAGCCTGCTGTTCCTTGCGGATCGTGTACTGGCCGGGACGCCCGACCACCCGATCTGGAAATGCGGGCACGGCTGGATGCGATTGTCCGAATTGCAGCCCGGTGATTGCGTGCAGAGTATCGAACAGCAACCGATCGAGGTGATCGGGCGGGTAGACTTGGTCCTCGTCGATATGCAACACGGACCATCCGACCTCGCGCAGTCGCTTGTCCCGTCGGAGATCCTTCGCCGGGTCATGCCAATAGCGGCCGTCTACTTCGAGGGCCAGCTTGAGATCGCAGAAGGCAAAGTCCAGGGCGAAGCGACCGACCCGATACTCCTGCTCGTAGCGCATGGACAAACGATCGAGCGCCTCGCGGACTTGCCGCTCCGGCCAGGTTTCCAGGTTGGAGAATCGGTAGCAGGCGACGCTGCAAAATTGGCGGCGCGCGTTCTTGGGTTGCTTGCGGAAGTGTCGCCCACAGCTCCGGCAGGGAACGATCTCGGGTGGCCGGCGGCATGTCTCGGAGCAGTGGCGATACGGTCCGTTCGTGGCGACCCGGAACATGGACCCGCAGCGCTCGCAGGCACGGCGGACGATGCTGCGTCGCTTGCAGTCGCTGCATTGTTTGTACCTGGAGAGACTCGACTGACTTATTCGGAATGTCCGCAGACACTTTGGGCACGTGAACGGTCGAGTCTGCCGCATCCCCTTGAGCGTGCCAGCACAGCCGCGGCTGCACGTCGGGACGGCGGCATGCTTGCGGCGGGCGTTGGGGAACCAGCAGATCTTGCCGCACACTGGGCAGGGGACGCCGCGTTGCTCCCGCTTCACCTGCTTGAGCTGGAGCGCGCATGGCCAGCTACACGTCGGAACGGTAGTCGGACGCTGCGGGCGGCCAGGCTGCAACCAGAACATGTTGCTGCATATCGGGCATGGGACATCGCGTCCCCGTGCATCGCTGCGACGCCTGGGTGGCGTCCAGCCCTGGTCGAGTGGTTTAGCGATGGCCCTGGCTTTGTCGTCCATAGTGTCGAGGTCGCCCCACATCCTGAGTACCACGCGCTGGGCATTCGCGTACATAATTGCCCGGTCTGCGAGTACATTTCCGAGTTACGGGGTAGCTTCAAACTCGCCGACGCACTCGCCGCGTTCGATTCGTTCTTGGATGCCGTAGAGGAGGATGTCCTCTCTGACGTGGTGGAGTCGGTCCCCTTCCCACGCATCGACGATATCGATGGCCTCACGGCTCGCGAGCTGTCCTCTCTCGGCGTTCTCTTGCCCCCGTTCCATCCAAACTGCTTACCTGGCGACGCGCTCGTAGCGGCCGGCAGCGTTACGGCGACGAGTGAACGGCGGTACAAAGGTGAGTTGCTCGTCGTCCGCACGGCCGGCGGCGAGATGCTCCCCTGTACCCCAAACCACCCGGTACTCACGCAGCGTGGTTGGGTGGGCGCATGTTTCCTGGTGGAAGGCGACGATCTGCTCCGCTGCGGCATCCCCGAGCGGGTAGTGGGTGCTGATGACGACGATGAACACGTGCCATCCCGCATCGAAGAGATGGCGCATGCGCCGTTCGTGCCGGGCCGCATGGTGTCCCGTGAAGTGCCAGTCTCCGCCCCAGACTTCCACGGCGACGGGGGAGGCTCCGAGGTCGCAGTTGTACTGACCGATCGCTTGCTGCGGAATGGTCACCAGGCCATGTGCCGAGAGCATCGCATGCAGTCTTCTCTCGTGATGGCTCATCCGACCCAATCGCTGGATGGTCTGGGCTTTCCGTCTGAGTTCCTCTTGGCTGGCAACCCGGCCACGCACGGCCTCATGGGCCGCCTGCGTAAGGGCCGCACGCTGTTCGGGCGTCGCGTTCGCCATTCGGAGGAACATGCCGTCGGAGCGCCCACGTGGCGCAATCCCAGCCTCGATCAAATGCCGGCGGATGACGCCCCTGGAGACGCCATGCTGCTGCGCGAGCGCCTTCTCAGACAGCCTGGGATAGTTGCGGATCAGCTGCGTGGTATCGAGGTCCAGTCGTTTCATGGGAAGGTCTACAACTGCGAGACCAAGGCCGGCTGGTATGTAGCAAACGGCCTGGTGACGCACAACTGCCGCTGCGGCATCGTGTTCATCTAGCCGACCTGGCTAACCGACCTGCGTAACCGATACGGTTCGTCCTACGTCGTCGGCGCGTCATACCTCCAGCCGTGGGGCAGCTGCGCTCCCTATCCACCAGAAAGGCCGAGGCCGCTGCGGCGGGGATCGAGGCCGAGCTACGGTTGCGCATCACGCCCGGTGGGGTGATCGCGCCCGCGCCGTCGACTGTCTTTTCGCGGCACGACGTGGTCTCGAAGCGCGAAGCGCCCGAGCTACGTATCGGCTGGTGGGAGGTCTACGGGCCACAAGATCTCGACACGCACGGCGAGTTCATGCGGGCTGAAGAGGTTCGCAAGATGGGGCACTCGTTCATCGGGCGCCTCGTGTTGAAGGGCCATTTCGGGATCGACGTCGACCATGATCGCAAGCCCGGCCGGGCCGTCCCCGTCGAGAGCTTCATCGCTCGTCCCGGCGATCCGGACTTCACGCCGTTCTGGTGGGTGCTCGGTATTCATTTCCTCGACGTCCGGCTGTGGGACTCGGTGCGGAAGGGCGAGCACGCATCGTTGTCGTTCCAGGGCCGTGTCATGCTGAATGAGGTCGACATGCTGGTCGACGCAGCAACGACGAAGGTCGGCAGCACGACGATGGTGGCCGACCACACCCACTCGTTCGAGGTCCAACTCGACGACACAGGTAGCGTCATCGGTGGCCGCACGTCGACCGAGCAGGGCCACTCACATCCCATCACGGAGAACGTCCGGACGGGGATGGTCAACGGCCACCGGCACGGGTTCGCCCTGCCGCGCTTCGTGGAGGCAGCATGAAGCAGCTCCGGCGCGTAATCGAGCTGAGCGGGGCGCAGGTGGATTTCGTCAGCGTAGTGAAGCGCGGGGCCAATCGGCGTCCGACGATCACGATGAAGGACGACGAGCCGGACACCCAGTCGTCGATGGTGAAGCGGCTCAAGTCCGGCATCGCGATGTTCAAGCAGATGCTCGGCGCCATCGCGCCCGACGAGGTCGAAGGCGAGGCAGCCGGCCGGATCGTGCAGCAACTGATCGTCTCGAAGGCAGCCTACGAGCGCACCGCTGCCGAGCAGTGGGCGAAGGAGCACGGGTTCCGCGCCGACGTGACCAGCGAAACCGATGTCGCCTACCGCCTGGAGCAATTCGATGCCGGCGATGCCATCGGCGACTTGGTATCGGCGTCCGATGAGGAGCGCGAGGCGGCCGAGTTCCCCGATGGGATCGGGGCCGTCGTGTGCGATGGGCACCGCAAGGCGGGCCGCACCGTAGCCACGCGCGAGGCGACCAAGGGATTCGGACCCGGCTCGCCGTTCGATTTTACGTCGTTCGACGCAGCGCTTGCCGACGTCACGTTGATGACCGGCGGCACGGCGTCCATGTCTCAGTCGTGCTCGATGCTCGAAATGGTCGTGATGAACGTGCTGAATAGCCCAGACGTCACGGACAAGAAGGCGGCGGTCAGCGACGTGCTGGATCAGTTCGCGGCGCATATTCGTCGGCTGATCGGCGGCATCCCGGCCGACGCCCTGAAGACGGAACACACGCGGGCGCAGCTGGGGCTCGCAGTGGCCATGCTCGAAGACGATCGGATCGACGATGCCCGGGACGCGCTGACGCGCCTCGCCGGCAAGCAGGAGGATGGAATGACCAAGGACCAGGAGCAGAAGATCGACACGCTTGCCGAGGCGGTGAACGGACTCGTGACGGTCCTGAAGGCCGAGCGCGAGGAGAAGATCGCCGTCGAGGCTGCGCGCGTCAAGGCCGAAGCGGACCGGATCGAGGCGGAGCGCAAGAAGACCGAAACGCCTCCGGCACTCGCGCCCGAAGTCGAGGCGCGGCTGGCGGCGGTCGAGACGGCGGTCAAGCCGCTCGAAGGGATCGAAGAGCGGATCGCGACGAAGGTCGCGGAGTCGATCACGCCGAAGGTGCAGCAGCTGGAGACCCGGGTGAAGTCGCAGGAGGCGCGCCCGCGGCAGCGACTCGGTATCGCCGAGACGACGAAGTCGCCCGAGGATCACGCCAGCGCAGCGAACGGCCAGGGTGGGATCTTCGACAGTGCCTTCCCGCCGGAGTTCGCTGCGGGTACGGCAACCGCCGAGTAATCGAGCAAGCCACAGCGGACAGGATGAGGAGGAGGAGACGATCATGAATCGAAGACTGGTGACCCGCGAAAAGGCGGATCTGACGCTCGCCGATCTGGCGAGTGGTGGCTTGCTCACGCCCGAGCAGTCCAGCGAGTTTTTTCGGCAGCTGATCATCCAGCCCACGCTGCTTCAGTTGGCCCGGGTCGTGCCGATGTCGAAGCCGAAGCGCGAGGTGAACAAGATCGGCTTCGGGGCTCGCGTGCTGCACGCCGCTCCGGCACAGGTCGTGGGCACCTACCTCGCGGTGGGGAGCCGCACGGCGCCGACAATGGGCAAGGTGACGCTCGACGCCAAGGAGAAGATCGCCGAGCTGCATCTGCCGTACGACGTCCTCGAAGACAACATCGAGGGCAAGTCGATGGCGGACACCTGTGTGGCCATGCTGGCGGAGGCAGTGTCGCGGGACATCGAAGAGAGCGGGCTGCTGGGCGACACCGCCAGCGGCGACGCCGATCTCGCCGTGCACGACGGCGTGCTCAAGCTGACCACCTCGAACGTCGTCAACGCGGGCGGCGCGCCGATCAGCTCGGACATCTTCAAGCGCTGCATCAAGGCGATGCCGGATCAGTTCCTCCGGAACCGGAACGCCATGCGGTTCCTGGTGTCGGTCGACAACGAGACCGAGTACCGGGACACGCAGGCGCAGCGGGCGACCGCGCTCGGCGATCAGATGTTGACCGGGACGAGCCCGGCCTTCGCCTACGGTGTGCCGGTCGATGGGGCATCCATGATGCCCGCCGCGAACGCGATCTTCACGAATCCGAAGAACGTGCTGTTCGGCTTCCATCGGGAAGTGTCGATGGAGTTCGACAAGGACATCCGGGCGCGCGTGTGGATCGTCGTGCTCACGCTGCGGATGGACGTGAAGATCGAGGAAGAGATCGCAGTCGTCAAGGTCACGAACCTCGGGTAATCCGAGTGGAGACCGGGTGATGGGATAGGCCGGGTGGGGAACGTGGCGCACGTTCCCTGACCCCGGCGCATGGCGAGTAGAACGCGAAAGGGACACGGGATGACACACACGGCAACACTGGTAAACGGCGAACGGTATCAGGTGCGGGCCCCGAGTGGCTGGCTCACCTTCCTCAAAGGGGTGGCCCAGACAGTCGCGAGCGACGACGTCGAGATGCTCAAGAGCATCCGGACGCTCGACAAGAAGGGCAACGACGTGCCGGCGTTCAAGATCACCAGGCATGTCGATTCCGCAGGTGACGAAGTGCAGCCTGCGCCGACGGCCACCGCTCTCGTGACCGAAGACGATCAAGACGATCTGCCGGAGGATTTGGCTCCGGCGGTGCCCAGGCCACAGGCGCCGGAAGCAACGGAGTAGGAGGAGGGGACGATGAG